ATGATCTATGAAGTAGGTATACGCTGGGAAGCGGGAAGAATCAACATTGAGGCTCAAAATAGCACAGAGGCTAAAAGAAAATTCTGCAAATTAAAAGGGAGAAAGTACAACGATCCTTGGTCGGGAGCAGGCATTCTCTCTGCACGCAAATTAAATGTTTCGGAATCAGTAAAAGAACAACCCAAAGTCGTTCGAAACTCATCCCGTAAAAGTCCGCTATTTGCAAGCGGACGTGATATATTGGTACCATGGAGAATTGAATGAAGGACACCGCAGGGGCATGTATGCCCTGCTTACAAGGTCGGCCAAAGCGCCGGCCTTTTCTTTTTCGGTGAAAGCTCCGATCGATCTCCAGGGACGATTGATTATGTATGTTACGGAGTAGTGGGCAAACTCATGCCGGGCATGGCGCATTGGCGGTAGGCGCATGAAACAAATTACCGCTCTTTATTTATGCAAGATGACAGGAGGCGTGTAATTTGGAACAGCCTTTGCTAGGAAAATGGGAGTGTCTGGATGACGATTGTTCCGGATCGTTCTTGATCAATATGAATAAGGGTGAGGGCAAAGTTTTAAAATGCCCGTTTTGCGGGGGAGAAACCGAGCTTACAGCTCATGAGAATCCAAATTCAGAAAAACCCGGCTTAGTATATGGATGTCTCTATCCTGATTGATTGGGAATAGCAGGAAACTAACTCCATGTGTCGAAATGTGATGCAGGGAGGTGATGGTTTGAAAAATAAATATGCTTTATTTATTATTTTGTTGTTGGCGGCACCTATTTTAATAAATTATGGACTTTTAAGCTGGCGAGCACCTGGCGTTCAAGGAACTAGTGAAGCTTGGATAGGCTTCTTCGCAAATTTTCTTGGCTTAATTGGAGCTGTTTTTATTGCTTTTTATCAGTTCCGTAAACAGAAAGAAAAGGAAGATGAACAGGATAGAGTAAACAATCGATCTTTTGTGGTAATACATGACTTTAATGCTACGTTGATGCTAGTTGGTGTAGTTACAAATGAAAATAGTAGAATCATTTTAACGCCATGGTACGAAATTCTAAGAAAGACAGTAAAAAAAGAGAAATATGGCACTACAAAGATTCCTTATCTAAAAGTATCCCATTTTGGCAACCCGCCCATTATAACAGACTGCTCTATTAAAGCAAGAATAAGATACATAGAAAAGAACGATTATAAAATTGATGAGTTAGATATTAGCATTGGTGTTATAGAAAGAGATGTTGAGGTATTTATACCATTTACACCACTAGAGGCTGATCCTGGCACAAAAATTTTTATTGAAGAGGTAACTTTTGACTACTCTACGTTAAAAGGGGAACGATTGAGAATTACCCGTGATTTTGAAAAAAACACAGAACGTCTAGAAGTTCTCCATGGAAAGATTAAGGGTGAGATTATTTATGAACATAAGATGAAATCAGCTAACTGGGTTTATCCAAGTAAGATAGATCATTCAAAGATTTAAAATGAAGGGACATTTTTTACAGGTTGGTTTTTAAGTATTCAAAGTCTCTAAATTCGAATTTATTTTTTGTCGGTAGTGATTTAATTAAACATCCGTTTTCCGGAGGTGGGAGTTGTGGAAAAAGGAAATGTAACTAATGAGCAACTAGATTTAGTTCATCGCTTCTTTAAAGTTGTATTTGGTGATAATGTCGAAGAATATTGGGAAATTATATGTAAAGCAGATCAGTCGAGAGTTTACGGGATGTACATGCAACATACACAAAATGGCGGTAATGTTACATTTAAAGATTACATTCAGAATCAGATAAAAGTAGAACATGCAAAAATTTATGAAAAGTATAAAGAAAATAGTCCGGGAATCTCGAGTCAGTTGAGGTTCTCAGATGAAGGTGAAGCCACCATTCTAATTATGGAAGATGTCAAAGTTCCAAGAGTATATATTACCCCAACAGAAGTTATGACTATACCTCTAACACTTACAATAGATACATATTACAATAAAGGTGACATTGTTCTAAAATGGAAGGTTCGATTATACGCGGATAACAATTATTCAAGGCTGTAGGTAAAGAGAGCACCTTAGGGTGCTTTCTTTTATGTACAACAGGGAAAGCTTCCCTGATGTAGATTTAAGGCGATGAGAAACATTAAATATTTATGTTAGGGAGGAAGATTATGAGTTTTGACTGGGGCGGTTTTATTGGCAGTTTAATTGGAGTGTTCGGAGCATATGGTATTGCTGTCTGGCAAATAAGTTTGCAAAAAAAGGCTGAAAAGCCATCAAAGCAAAGTAAAACCTATAAGCTTAGCATACAGATAAGTGAGCATCTAAATTCAGCGTGGACTTATTTTACAACCGAGAACTTTCAGTATGCAGAACTTTTCAAAAATGTTATGCAGTTTAACCATCAACTTCGAGAATATCTCCCTGAGGCAATCGGGACGGATCCAAGGTTGGTTACGTTGATCACAGGAACTGTTGGTGGATTGTCTGATATTAGTAAAGATTTTTCAAAAAAACCTCGTAATCATGATAATTACATGTTGTATGAAGAAAAACTCCTTCTTTATACGGAGGTAATGCGCGGTAAGTGTCATGAAATCATAGATGAGATAGTTCAGCAGAATAAGCAAGATTTTTAAATAATTGACTTTAGCAATGGATTAAAAGTGACGAGTTGGATGTAGGAGGTGGAATGGTGAGGTTATTATGGGATTGGCTCTTCACATTAAGTAAGAGTGATGTAATAGCGATAGTAAATATTGTTTGTACGATACTTATTGCTATTTTTGTTCAAAAAGCAACATCAAAATCAGCAGATGCAGCTGTAAGAACAGCCGAACTTACTGAAGAATCAATTAAATTAAGCAAACTAGTGCATGAATTACAACAAAAAGAAGTGATTAATCATAAAAATGCTTTGAAGGTTCAAAACAGCATAGTTTTATTGAAGAGGTCTAACGAAGTATTAATGGCTATCACGCACCATGATAGTTGGACTATTCAAAACAATTTAAAGCAAATAAAAACTGAACTTGAAATGGAGTCAGAAGAGCTGGCAAAAACATTCACTGCGGAAGAAGTTTTTATAATATTTAATGCATGGGAAATTTTAAAAGAGTACGTTGATAAGTACTATATTAAAGGAGTCTATTTTGGAGTAGAAGAGAACAGGCTGGCCGAGAAAGCACCCAAAGTTATAGAGGCTTTCACTGAAGTTAAGGAACTTATGACAAAAATAATTGGGGAGTTATCTTTATAGTGACGGAATATTGTTCCGCCACTTTTTTATTATAAATTGAAAGGTGGGCCCAAGTATGAAAACGCACTGTGACGCTGGATGCCAGAAAGCCTTTGAAGTGGAATCGTTTAAGACGATCAAGCTTGAGGATGGCATAGATAAACTATGTTTCGAATGCCCGCATTGCCAACGCGAGTACGTGGCCTTTTACCGGGACGCCGAGATACGTAAGCTACAGGAGCGTATACGCAGAGTGCAACGAAGGTTCAGTGATCCGAACGACAATCATGAGGATGCAAATAGGAAAGAAGCGGAGCTGCAGGCGAAGATCAAGGAGAAGATGGATGCGCTTCGGGCTGAGATCGAAGGAGGGGCAGCACATGAATAAAGCAGTAGTTGCCAAGCAGTACGATCTCATACTGGTCATAGGTAAAGACACTGCACAAGCTCACTCTCTATGGAAACTCGTAAGGGATAAATATCCCAAAGAGGTTCGAGTAAAATTTTTAAGCAGGAATGCTTATATGCTGGACGAACTAAACCCGATGACAATGAAAATGCAGATCGTGTTGGTTGGGGAGTATTGGCTCAATCCGATATATGAGAGCCGACCTATTCGCCAGCTCTTGAAAATGGATGTGGATGTGGTTAAGGAAAAATCATGATTTGAATTGGAAAGGTAAACTGATAAGGAGGATTGAGTTATGTCTTTTGAAATCCTATCGATGCCGGAACAAGTTGAATTAAAATTACAACTTCTTGATCGATTGATTAGAATAGCAGAGAGCGAAGGAAACTCGATTCATGGTGCTTTTATTAAAGAACGAGCTGCCAACGTGATCAACAGCATTGAACGGGATTTGATGCCAGAATCTTCTACTGATAAGGATGTAAATGTCGGTAATCTCATAGTTAAGGTCACCGCCGAGACCACACCGGAGTTTGACGAGCTATTGAAGAAAATCGGTGAGCACACGTCCGAATCTGGGAAGTTGATAGCCGAGGCTTTGGAAAATTTAAAAATAAAAGTGGCAGAGGGTTAGAACGATGTGGCGACCTATCGAATCAAAAAGTCAGGCAAGGCAGCGCCACCATTCACAAGGATAATCAATGAATCACTTCATGACGAACGCCTCTCCTTTAAAGCCCGCGGACTGCTCGCCTATATGCTGTCCAAACCGGACAACTTCAAGTTTTACATAGATGAGCTGACCAAACACACCACCGAGGGTAAGGACAGCATTCGTGCTGGAATGAAGGAGCTCGAGCAGCTGGGCTATGTACACCGCTATCCATTCAAAAACGAGCGGGGAAAGATCATGAGCTGGGAGCTGGATATTTACGAAAGCCCGTCACTACGTCCAGAATCGGGTTTTCCAGTTGTGGAAAATCCAACGCTAATAACGAATGATTATATAATAACGAATGAAGATAAAAGATTAAATAAATACCTCTCTCTGAAAAGAGAAGATGATCCCTATATAAAAACCTATCTGAGATACTTCTCTCAAAAGAAGAACAAGCAGCACATGAGAGTTACAGAAGAGCAGAGGGAATGGATAATCAATCAGATAGAGTATTTGAGGTCATACGAGGTAAGTGCATCAGATTGGGAAAAACAGGTCAGAGATCACTTCGAGAATCTGCCCAAGAATAACAACGGGAACATAATCGCATTCCTACACGCTTCACATAGAAGATTCGATATAGGGATCCATGATCAATACTGAAGGAGGCAGGACATGCTTCAGGAATTTAGGTGTAGCAAATGCAATAAGCTGCTTGGTAAGATAGATGGCAAGGCAGAGATCGTATGTACCAGGTGTAAGGTGTTGAATGAGTTCAATCTTACAGGGAAAGAAACCCTTAGATATCCAGCATGGTATTCGGAAAAGTTTAAGGAGGCGCTGGGACAGTTCGAAGTGTTTTGCAAAGCCAACAACATCAGCGCTGCTTCGATCATAGCAATGGCACATTCAGAATTGGAAGGAGAGTCGCAAGATGACCATGAAACAGCGGATTACGGTTGAACAGCTGAAAGAATTGACTGGCGCTCAACAAGAGCGTCTAAGGGTATGGTATGATCCGGTTGATGGAGACTGGTTTTACCGATCACCCACGGGGACAACAGGAGTATACGGAATGTTTGAACCGGAAAAAATTGATTTGCCACTCCTCTCCATCGGGCAGATGATTGAATTATTGAATGATGGGAATAGACGGATTTCCATTGAGGTACGTAACAGAGAATGGCAAGTTGTAGCACATGTAGAACACGCTGCAATCAACCACGAGCTTTGTGATGCGTTATGGGACATAACTAAAAAAGTATTATAAACCGAACCAGAGACCCTAGAGGCCCAGTGTTCAGTATGCCAATACAACGGCTGCTGGATGCTGGGCTTTTTTGTTGTCTGGAAACAGAAAGGATGATGATCATGGATTTTGGTCAAGCAATTGAAGTGTTGAAACAAGGAGAGAAAGTAGCCCGCAAAGGCTGGAATGAAAAAGGCATGTGGTTGACGCTAGTTCCGGCATGGTCCTACAATCCTAGCGGCTCCGTCCCTTCGTTAGGACTCGAGAAGTTATCGTGGATCGGAATGAAGACCGCTGACGATAAATTCGTACCTTGGTTGGCATCGCAAACAGACATGCTTTCAGAAGATTGGACAATAGTAAGTCACTGATGAAGCAAGTCAATCCGTTCTACAAGTCAAAGGAGTGGCGCAAGTGCAGATTAGTAATCCTTAAGCGAGACCATTACCTGTGCCAGCCTTGCTTACGTAAAGGGAAGGTCACCACAGCTAATACAGTTCACCACATCAAGCCGCTGGAGACGCATCCAGAGCTCGCCCTGGACGGGGACAACCTCGAGAGCATCTGTCCGACCTGCCACAATAAGAAGCACCCGGAGAAGGGCAGCAGGCAGCCTATGGAAGCGAAGAGAAAGCGGCGAGCGACCATCCTTGAGGCGAAGCCGAACCCAGAGAGATGGTAACAAAAAGAGAGGGCGTCGCTAGACGGCCGCAAAGGGGTCTCTGAGGCATTCTGACGTCGAGGGGTAGGGTTTTATGCTAAAATACGAACGCATGCCCCCCTCCCTCGAATTTTGAGCCTCAGAGCGTTTTGGGACCGGCGTGGGCCCTTCGTTTTCGGCGCGCAGACATTTTTCTATATGAGGGGGGGGTGTCAGTGGAACATAAACCAAAAAAAGAGATCAAGCATCGGGCGGCGAAAAGGCTGTTTGAAATCATTATCAGGGAATTGGAGATAGATGATAACCTATCGGATCGTACGATAATGATCACGGATAATATAGCCTTACTCGAACAACTCAAACAGCAGCATATCGACGACATAAGAGCGCGAGGAGTCGTGGAGTTATTCAAGAACGGAACCCAAGAAATATACCGTCAAAACAAGTCTGTGGACGCTATCATCAAGATTATTGAGCATCAGCGGAAACTCCAAGCCGAACTGAAATTGACTCCTGCCTCAGATAGAAAAGTGTCCGGTGTGGTCGATCAGGGAGGTAGCGATCAAGGTGACGATTTTACCGCTTTCTGAGCCTCCTAAATTGCAAACTACGCAATATGCGCTAGATGTTGTTAACGGAAAAATAGTAACTTCAAAAAAGGTTAAACAGGCCTGTCAACGTCATTTAAAAGACCTAAACAGGCAAGGAACAGCCTCGTTTCCGTATGTTTTTGATGAGAAAAAGGCGTATAGACCAATCGAATTCATCGAAAGCTTCTGTAAGCCATCCATGGGTGACTTTGATAGGTTAGAGCTTCAGCCATGGCAGCATTTTATTATTGGCTCCCTTTATGGATGGGTTCATAAGGATACCGGACTCCGTCGCTTCCGCGAGGGGCTTATATTTATGGGTCGTAAAAACGGTAAGACGTCTATGGTGTCCGGGTTGTCGTTGTATGCTGCTTCTAAGGATGGAGAAAACGGCGCAAGGGTCTATCAGTTGGCCAACTCTAAAGAACAGGCAAGAGATATGTTCGATGAGTGTAAGGCTATGATAAAGGCGTCGCCGTTGCTAAGAAAGCACTTTGACGAGACTTTGCACGAAATCCGGTACCGTCGGACAATGTCTAAAATCTTGCCGCTCGCAACCGACAGTAAAAAGCTCGATGGTAAGAACTGCAGCATGGGCGCATTCGATGAGATTCACGAATACAAAACGTACAAGCTGATCAACGTTATTAAAAACTCCACTGGCGCCCGTACTCAACCAATGATCTTGTACATCACAACCGCGGGTTATCAACTTGATGGGCCCCTGATGGATTATTATGACAAAGCTGCAGATGTGCTTGATGGTCTTATCTCGGCTGAACAAGCGTTTTACTTCATGGCAGAGATTGATCCAGAGGATGATGTCGAAGATCCTTCCAACTGGGTAAAAGCAAATCCAAACCTTGGTGTAACCATCAAGATGGAAGATATGCTGAAGGAGTGGGAGGATCGGAAGCATGTCCCAGCAGAACGTAATGATTTCATCACTAAACGGTTGAATAGATTCGTACAGTCCGATGAGCAATCATTCGTAGATTTGGACATCATCCGAAAAAATAATGGCCATATCGATCATAAAGAGCTCGAAGGAAAGATGTGTATCGGCAGTTTTGACCTGTCGGAAACAGAGGACTTCACATCTGCCTGCTTGGAATTTCCATTGGATGATGGACGGGTTGCAGTAATTTCTCATTCATGGGTGCCTCGACGAAAAGTTGATTTGGATAACGAAGGTATTTCTTATCGTGAGTGGGAGGAAGCTGGGTATCTCACGATATGTCCTGGTAGGTACGTCAAGTATGAGATGGTTTACGACTGGTTTGTTGAACAGTCCCAGAGGTTCAACATCGAATTAATTGGCTATGACCCTGCGAATGCTTACAGACTTGTAGAAGACCTCAAGGCCTATGGATTTAATACGCTTGTTGTTCGACAAGGCCCTATGACGCTTAGCCCCGCACTTAAGGATGCTAAGGAACTCTTGATTGACGGTCGTGTGGTCTATAACAATGACGAGTTATTCAGGTGGTACATGAATAACGTTAAATTGGTGGAGGATTCAAAGAAAAACTGGATGCCTACAAAACAAGGCCGCTACCGTAAAATCGACGGGTTCGCGGCCTTTTTGAATGCTCACACCGAAGTGATGAAGAAAATGGCTATTCCGGTACCGACCGGAAACGTCGAGTTTGTCAGCATAAATGATCTTCTGCAAAGGGGGTGATGGAAACTTGAAGCTAACACAACGAATCAAGATGGCATGGAACATTGTCCGAAATGGTTTCAAGTCGGCTGCCACTGGTTTCGAAAAATGGTTTTTCAGAGGAAGGTCAATCTTTCAAGGTAAGCCCGGTAGCACGTTGGCATCGAATGAGACGATATTCGCAGCTGTGACGCGACTCTCTAACTCTATGGCATCGCTGCCACTGAAGCTTTACAAGGAATTCGAGCCGGTCAATTCGCCGACAGCGGACCTGATAGCCAATGCCCCTAACAACAACATGACTGGCTTTGACTTCATTCGAACGATGGAGACTATCCGGAACACCAGCGGCAACGCCTACGCCTTGAAAATGTACGATGCACGCTACCAGGTAAGTTCCCTGCTCATCCTGGATCCTGCATACGTTGAACCGGTGGTGGAGCAGGATACAAACGAGCTCTGGTACTGCGTATACGGCCCCAAAGGACAGTATTACGTGCACAATATGGATATTATTCATGTGAAGCACATTCACGGACCGGGTTACAAGGGAATCAACCCGATTGACGTACTCTCGAACACGATTGAATTCGACAAGGAAGTTCGGAAGTTCACGCTCGATCAATTGGATACATCAATCAAAGCATCGTTCATTTTGAAAATGGCGACCAACGTCAGTGAGGATAAAAAGAAAGAAATATATGCCAACTTCCAGCAGTTTTACAAGGAAAACGGCGGCGTACTCATTCAGGAGAATGGTGTGGAGATCGATCCCATCGAGCGGAATTTTATTGACTCCAAGGTGTTTGAGGTCGAGAAGATCACCAAATCCCGAGTAGCCATGGTCTACAACATCCCTCTTTTCTTGCTAGGGGAAACGGACGGGGTCAGTTACTCCACCATGGAGCAGCTGTCTCTCAATTATGTGACGAACACGATGATTCCGATCGTCCGACAGTACGAGCAAGAATTCAACCGAAAATTGCTTACCCGCGAAGAGCGTTTGCGTGGACTTTATTACAAGTTCAACGTGAACGCTCTTTTGCGTGGGGATATGAAGACCCGCGGCGAGTTTTACTTCAAGCTCATGCGGTCTGGAGCTGTTAAGCCGAATGAGGTGCGAGCTTGGGAGGAACTACCTCCGGAGCCGGGCGGCGACAAGCTCTATATCAGCGGCGATCTTTACCCGATCGACATGCCGGTGGCCGAAAGGAAGAACCGAGGAAAGGGGGTGAACAAGACATGAAAAACAGTGCTAATAAAGGCGAAAAAAAGCCGTACTGGAGCTTTAAGGCGGCCGCCCGGGAAGGCGAAGGCGAGCTATACATCTACGGCGACATTACATCATGGGAATGGGATGAGTCAGACACCAGCGCTAACGGCTTCAGACGGGACCTCGACGCACTCGGCGACATCCATACTTTGCAGCTGTATATCAACAGCCCAGGCGGATCGGTGTTCGAAGGTGTGGCGATTTATAACATCCTGAAGCGCCACAAAGCTCGCGTCATTGTCCATGTGGATGGTCTGGCCGCATCGATCGCCTCGGTGATTGCTATGGCCGGTGACGAAATCCACATGCCACGAAACGCGATGATGATGATTCACAATCCGTGGACGTTCACCTGGGGGAATGCGGCCGAGTTGAGAAAAGTTGCAGATGACCTTGACCGTATTGGCGGAAGCATGAAGCAAACGTATCTCGACCGAGCAGGCGACAAGCTGGATGAAACCAAGCTTACCGAGCTGCTTGATGCCGAAACGTGGCTCTCTGCTCAGGAGTGCTATGACTACGGCTTCTGTGAAGTAGTAGGGGAAGCGAACCAAGCGGCGGCATGTATCAGCAAGGACCTGTTTGCTAAGTACCGCAATGTGCCTGCGGCGTTGTTGGAGGCACCTGCAAGCAATACCCAGCCACCTGAAGCTCAAACGCCGGAAGTGGCGGCTGAAGCTGAGAAGTACCTGCAAAGCATCCGAGAAACGGCTGCTTTAGAAATTCAAAATATAAAATCAATTATTGGAGGAATTACTCATGGCAAAAACACTGTTCGATATTAAAAATGATTTGGTAACAATCGGCCAAGCGCTGGCCGCTGCAAAGCAGGACATCTTGGCGAAAGCTTCTGATCCGGAAGCCAAAATCGAGGATATCAAGGCCATGGAAACAAAAGCGGCGGGGCTGCAGGCGCGGTTCGATATTCTCCAAAAAGAGCATGACGAAATGGAAGCCGAACAAATGGCTAGCCTGAATAAGAACCCTATTAAAAATTCTGCCGATCCAAAGGCGAAGGTTGTTTCTGCAAAAGCTAGCCTAATTCGTTCGACAATGCGAGGTGAGGGTGTTGCCGATGACGTAAAAGCTGCTCTCGGCGACAACAACAGTACGGGCGGCGAAAAGATTCTTCCGTCCACGATGACCCACGAACTGTTGCATGAGCCGTTTGTGAAGAACCCTCTGCGAGACGTTTCTACCTTCACCAGCGTGACGAATCTCGAAATTCCGAAGGTCGATTTTGCACTCGATGACGATGACTTCATCGCAGACACAGAGACGGCAAAAGAACTTGAAATGACGGGCGATGTCGTGAGCTTCGGTCGACACAAGTTCAAGGTCTTCGCACCGGTATCGGAGACAATTCTCGCGGCGACTGACACGAATTTGGTTCAAACGGTCGAAGCGGCGCTGCAGTCTGGTCTTGCCGCCAAAGAGAAAAAAGTCGCGTTCGCCAAGACGCCGAAAACTGGTGAGGAACACATGAGCTTTTACCGCACGACGAATCCGATTACAGCAGTAACCGTCGAATATACTGGTGGCGACGCAGAACGCGCGAAAGCCAAGTACAAAGCAATCAAGAGGGCAATCGCCGATCTTCACGAAGACTATCGCGAAAACGCCAAGATCGCCATGACCTACGCTGACTACATGGAGATCATCGAGGTGCTGGCAAACGGTAATGCGACGCTGTATGGTGCACAGCCAGAGCAGGTACTCGGCAAACCAGTAGAGTTCTGTGACCTTGCTGTGGATCCGGTTGTCGGTGACTTCCGCTATTCGCACTTTAACTACGATCCGAACATCATTTATGACCGTGACAAGAACGTTCGCACGGGCATCTGGGATTTCGTTCTGACCGCATGGGTTGACCACCAAATTAAACTTAAATCCGCTTTCCGAATCGCTAAAGTAAAAACAAATGATATTCCCTAACAAGCCCGTAAATCTCAAGGTAGATTCTAGGACTGATACTGAAATAACCTTGTCCTGGGACTATCCTTGAGCTCAGGGCCAAAGGAGGCATAGCATGATAACGTATAACGTTTATCGAAACGGAGAGAAAATCAAAAGTGGATTGACAGAGAAAGTTTTTAAAGATTCAGATCTGGCGCCGAACACCGAGTACACATATCAAGTATCCGCTGTAAATAGCACAGGTGAGAGTGAACTATCGGAACCTATTGCTACCACAACCGAACCAGAGCTAGAGCCAGTAGAACAGATAGATGAGACAGAGGGTGAACCGATATCTGTGGAAATATCGCCAAAAAACAATAATTTAAGCGAAATTGGTGTTATCCGTTATTTAAAAGCGGCGGTATTGCCAGAAACGGCAGATCAATCGGTTACATGGTCTAGCGCTGACAAGTCAGTCGCTATTGTCAACGAAGAAGGGAAAATAACTGCAGCAGGACCAGGAGCAACCACTATTACAGCTACTGCAATTAACGGTGTTGTAGGAACAGCGACAGTTAATGTCGCCGGAACCTAGGTGATGATCAATGAGCTTACTTGAATTAACAAAAGCATACTTGAGAATCGACGGGAGCGAGGATGATGATGTCCTCGCTCTTTTGGTCGGTGCCGCAGAGGGGTATCTTGCGAATGCAGGGGTCAAGAAACCGAAGCCTGGAGAAGACTCGAATTTGTATAATCTTGCGGTTTGCTTACGTGTACACCGCGAACGCGCAAGAGATGAGAAGGAAGTCGAGCGAGTAGAACGGTCGCTAACAGGTATAATCTTGCAATTAAAAACCGGGATTTGAGGTGATTACCATGGCTAAATACGTGGTTGAAAAAGACTTCCGCGATCGGTTCAATGGACATCGACACTGCCGGCAGGGAGAAGCGCATGTGCCACCAAATGAAGAGCGGGCAGAGCAGCTTCTCAAACAAGGTTTTATCTCTGTTGTTGAAGAGAAAAGGGATGACGAGCCAAAACAGGAAGGTAGAGCGGCGGCTGGATCGAAGAAAACATCAAGCAAGCAGACGAAACCGGGTGATGAGAATGGCGAAGCGGCTGCAGGCGAATGACCTTAATCGTAAGATCGCCATACAAAAGAAAGGGCGAACGGAGGATGATGCTGGCTATCCAATCCCTAACCCTAAAGAGTGGGAAGATGTCTTTCCATTTGATATATGGGCCAATCGCGAGCCGTTACAACGGGGTCGAGAATTTTTTGCTGCGGATGCTGCGCAGTCGGAAATAACCGTCCGCTATAAGATCCGTTACCGCGAAGGGATAAAATCGGATATGCGCCTGGTTGATAAGAGGGATAATCGGATATATGAAATCAAGACTGTGCTTGATGACGTATATGATGACCGCACAGAGACGCACCTGATGGTTGCAGAGGTATCTAATGGCTAGCGGGGTTTTGTATATCAACCAATGTCTGCGCATGTTTGGCCGTTGCAGAGGTATCTAATGGCTAGCGGGGTAGAGTTGCAGGGCGGCGATCAGATGCTTGCGGATATCCGGCGCAAACTAGCCTCGGGTATTTCTCGCCTGGAGAACCAAGGAATGCGCGAAGCTGGTGAAATTTTTGCAGAAGGGCAGCGGGAAAGAGTCGCTGTCAGTAAGATCGATCACTTGCATATGCGAGATGATATCCGAGTCAGTCCGGTGCGTCGGGTTGATGGACTGCGGGTTGTTTCCATTGGCCCTGGCAAAAAAACCGCCTGGCGAGCGCATTTTGAAGAGTTCGGGACAAAACATTCACCAGCGCAACCCTTCATCTATCCGAGTTTTCACGAAAATAAGGCTCGCGTGGCTCAACTCCTTGCAAGTGTCCAGAGAAAGGGGATGCAACAAGGATGATGATTGATCTTAAATCAACCATTACCCAGGCGCTGCGATCCAATGCGGCGCTTGCTTCTTTGTTGGGGAGAGACGAGAAGGGAAATGTAAAAGTTTATCCAGAGCAATCTCCTGATATCTCAATGCCCTACGTAACTTATTTCGAACTCACAAACTATGAGAATAAGTTTGCGAATGATAGATCTATTAGCAGCGAGATTCATTTTCAGGTAGATGTGTGGTCAAACGGGAATACCTTTCCAATCGCTCAAGCTGTGAATGAGACGATGTACGAGCTCGGTTTTTTTCGGCGGGCAGCTCGGGATTTCAACGAGAATGAAAAAGGTATTTATCACAAAGTTTTACGTTATTCAAAAACTCATTTTGGAGGTTGATTGATTTGGCAGATGTCGTAAAAGTTCCTGTCGGATTGCAGGATGTATATTATGCAAAACTCATTAAAGATGATAAATCGGGTGTTGAGTATGATACACCTAAATTGCTTGCCCTGGCAATCACGGCCAATGTTACACCAACGATTAACTCTGCAACACTCTTTGCCAATGACGGTCCGGTAGTAACAGCTAACGCCCTAGGAGAGATCACTGTAGAAATAGGTGTTCCAGACATCAGTTTTGAGGACTATGCTATTTTGTTAGGAGCGAGACTGAATGATAAGGGTATGTTGATCGACAACGCAGACGACCAAGCGCCGGAGGTAGCGTTAGGGTATAAGCGTACCTATAATGACGGAAGTATCCGCTACATTTGGCTCTTAAAAGGCAAATTTCAATTGCCAACTGACGAAGCCACAACAAAACAAGGTGAAATTACATTCCAGACTCCAACAATTCAGGCGAAATTCCTTAAACGTATTCATGACGGTAACTGGAGATTCCGGGCGGATAGCAGCAATCCAGATAGCGCAGACTTAATTACTTCGTGGTTCAGTGCTGTTCCAGACGATGTACCAGACACTATTCCTACACCATAGGAAATCCGAGAGAGAGGGCAATATGCCTTCTCTCTTTTTATATTCCGGGGGTGAAGTTGTGAAGGTTGAAAAAGTACCAATAGATTTAGATAAGCGCCGTCATCTTGTTTATGATCTGGACGCGGTATATGAGTTAGAGCAGGTTTACGGATCGTTTGCGAAGGCGATTAAAAGCGTGCGTCTTGATGCGTTTGACGACACGGCCAAGGTGCTATATTTCGGATTGAGGCATGAGGACGATACGTTAAGCGTCGCCGCTGCAGATCATCTGATTGATGTGACTAATCGATTCGAAGTAATCGAAAAAATAATCAAAGCAGTTTCGTTGTCCTTGCCGGATTCAAGCGCTGTTCAGACTACAAACCAGCAGACCCAACAACCTGATAGTTTAGATGACTCCGGTTGGGAATGGGATTGGCTTTATTATATGGGAACCGTCCTGCTCGGAATGAGCGAGGCGGTTTTTTGGTCTAGTACGCCCCGCAAGTTGTTTTCGTTGTGGGCGATCCACAAGCGCGTGAACGGTTGGGAGGAAACGGAATCACCAGAAAAAACTCGGGCGCAGGCTTGGATAGATCAGTACATCTAATCGGGAGGTGAGGAACAAATGTCAGACGAAATCGAAGTATCGAATCTAGTCACGAAAATTACGGTCGATGATACCGGAGTAGAGCAGTCCATGGCCGCGTTGGGCAGGCAAATGAAGGTTGTGCAATCTGAATTTGCGGCAGCGTCAAGCAAACTTGGAGAATACGCCAAGGAACAGGAAGGTTTAAAGACAAAGGCCGACTCGTTAAGTAAACAACTAGAGATTCAAGGGCAGCGGGTTGCCAAACTAAAGCAACAACACGAGGCCACAGCCGCCGCCAAGGGCGCAGATGCGAGGGAAACACAGAATCTTGAAATCAAGCTAAACAAAGCGGTTGCACAATACAATAAATTGCACCATGAGCTTAACACCACGACAGAAGCACTGAATAAGCAAACTACAGCATGGGAAAAAGCATCAAAAGCGGTAGATGAAGCAGCTAAGAAAATGGAAGCGGCAGGCAGACAGATGAACGCCGCTGGCCAGGCGTTAACAATGACCCTTACGGCTCCAATTTTGGGAGTTGGCGTCGCTTCGACTAAGGCCTCTATCGACTTTGAAAGTGCCTTTGCAGGCGTCAGAAAGACCGTTGATGCAACAGAAGAAGAGTTTCAACGATTTAGCCAAGAAATCCGAGATATGTCAAAGGAAATTCCGCAGACGGCGACAGCCATTGCAGGTGTAGCTGAGGCAGCGGGGCAGTTGGGTATTAAGAATGAAGCTATCATGGGCTTTACTCGGACGATGAGCGACTTGGGTGTAGCAACGAATATGAGCTCCGAACAGGCGGCCACAGCTCTAGCGCGGCTTGCAAACATTACACAGATGCCGCAGGAGAACTTTGACAGGCTAGGCGCAACCATCGTTGACCTTGGTAATAACCTCGCTACAACGGAGGCCGAGATCGTTGAGATGGGGCTACGGCTTGCCGGGGCCGGGAAGCAGATTGGATTAACCGAAGCTCAAATACTCGCCCTTGCTGGCTCATTGTCCTCTGTAGGTATTGAAGCAGAGGCCGGGGGTTCGGCGTTTAGCCGTGTAATGATCGAAATGTCCCAAGCGGTTATGACTGGCAGCGGAAGTCTAAATACCTTTGCATCAGTAGCCGGTATGTCGGCAGATCAGTTTAAAACAGCTTTCCAGCAGGATGCAGCTGGTGCCTTGATCTCGTTTATTGAAGGTTTAGGCAAGATGTCAGCGGCGGGCGAGAACACCTTTGCTGTCTTGGACGATCTTCAATTGTCCGAGATTCGAGTTCGAGACGCACTACTTCGTGCTTCTAATGCAGGCGATCTTTTCCGCAACTCCATGGAACTTGGAACAAGGGCCTGGGAAGAAAACACGGCGCTGACCAACGAAGCCAGCCAACGCTATGAGACAACAGCATCCCAACTGCAGATACTCGGTAACCGGATTGTTGACGCGGCCATTACGTTAGGGGATGCTCTTGTACCAGCGTTGATGGCAGCTTTAGACGCCTTGGAGCCTTTATTCGAAAGTATTGAGGCTGGGGCCCAGTGGTTCGCGAATCTTGACCCAGAGATGCAGCGTACGATCATTACGATTTTGGGAATGGCAGCTGCTGCCGGGCCATTACTGATTGTTGCCGGACAGCTAACAACCAGCATATCATCCCTCATTCCAGTGGTTAAGTTGTTAGGAACCGAAATAAAGTTTCTCGCCGGCACTCCAATAGGATTAGCGGCCGTGGCTGCAGCTGGGCTTATTGATATATTTGTTCAAATCAAATCCACAATGGAAGATGCTAAAAGGGCAACCGAGGAACTGGCAGAAGCTAATCTAAGGTATCAGGAAATCCAACAAAACGGCATTACCCGTGATCAAATCAATCAAACTCAAGAAGAAATAAATAAACTCGAAGAACTGACTGAGACATACCAAAAGTTCATTGAAATCGCAGCTGAATCCAATGAGGGACGAACAGGGCGCTTTAATAGAGCACTTATTCTAACAGCCGAAGAACTGGGAGTTTCTTTTAAAAAGCTACAAGAAGAGGCTCGATATTTTGGTGTAGAGCTTCAATATTTAGATGAAAATGGAAAGATGGCTGCCGCCTCTCTGGATGATCTTGTTGATAGACATAATGATCTGACTGAAGCTATCAAGGATGCACAAAAAGCAACCGCAGCAGAGATAAATGATCAAGCAAAACAAATAGCGGTAAGGCAACAGGAAGTAAGAGGTGTAAACGACTTATTAAAGACATATAAGTCTGCCAAGCAGGGATCGGATGAATGGACAGCAGCGCATAAGGAATTAGCTCGTCAATTTCCGCAGTTTGTTACAGCTACCGGGTTAAATGTGGAGGCAATTGAAGGGTTGATACTTGTAAAACAGCAAGAAATTCAATTGGAATGGGCGAGTATACAAGTTAAGGCCCAGGAGGCATTGCAAGAGAAGCAAACAGCGATTGCCAAGCAGGAGTCGGCAATAAAGATCGCGGAATCTATCCAGAAAATAGCGGGATCTTCCGGGATTGCCGAATCTGCCCTAGCGCGAATGAACGATGAATTAACTCGTTTACGCGGAGAGGCGGCAAGCCTGCAGGCGTTGCTAGACATGAAACCGGAAGACTTCAAGTTCGAGCCGATCATTATTCCATCTGTCGGTGGAGGTAATAAAGGAAAGGGTAAAAGCAGCGGTAAAAAGTCTACTACAACTAAATCTAAAAGTTACTCCAACGAAGCGTTGGACGAAGCTTACAAGCAACTTGAACATAAAAAGCGGCTTGACAAGATGACCCTCGAATCCGAGCTGGAGACTTTGCAGGCTATCCAAAAAGCTCACGTGAAAACGGCGGATGAGCGTATGGCCATCGAGGAAAAAATATACGATGTTAAGAAGCAGATAGCTGAGCGTGAAAAAGAGCTGCGAAAGGATGGATTTGAGTATGCGAAGCAGCAACTGCAGGCCGCATATGAGGACATGCTTGCACGTGAAGGACTGTCTGCCGAGGAACGTTTAAAGCTAGAAGAGGGCCTGACACAGGAACAAATCTTGCTTCATAAAGAGTACATTAACCAGATCAAGGATGATATGCAGGATCGTTTTAAGGCCGAAGATAAGCTGCTGAACGATCAAATCTGGAGCAATAAAAACTATCTGGAGAAGATCCTGGCTGACAATCGTTATTCGGCTGCAGAAAAAAGAGCTATTGAACGAGAAATCACCGAAGAGATTCGCAAGGCTACGAATGAACGGCTGAAGCTACAGAAGGAATATCACCTCGAAACTCTCAAATTAGCAGCAGAGGAACAGAAGGCACAGGTCGATAACATTAATAATTTTTCCAAGGCCGTACAAGATGCTCTTAAAGCTAAGTACCAGGCGGAAAGGAAAGCCGAGGAGGAGCGCCTAAAGGCAGAGCAGCAGGCAAACGAAGAATGGAAGAGGTCGCAACTCGACGCAATCAAGACTGTCTATAATGCTCGCGTTTTAGCCGCACAGAAGGCGGCGGACGCCGAGATCGAGCGCATCAATGCTGTTTACAATGCTCAGATTGAAGCGATTCAAAAGGAGCTTGACGCCCTCAATCAGGCTGAAAAGCAGCGGAGCCGCGAGGAGCTCGATGCAGAGGATCAAAAAAAGATTGATCGGCTATCGGCTAAAATTGAGTACGAGCATGACGACTTTAACCGCAAGCAACTCCAAGACGAACTGAATAAGGTTATTGCTGAAATGAACGAGCGACACCGACAGCAGGAGCTTGAAGATAAGAAAGAGGCGCTAAAGGAAGAACAAAGCGCCCTAAAGAAGAAGCTTGACGAAGAAACCCAGGCCATCAAGGAACAGCTTATTGCCAAGAAGGAGATCATGGCCCAGGAATACGAGGCCCAGCAGGCAAACATTAACGCCATATACGCTGCGCAAAAGGCGTCGCTAGACCAGCAACTCGCCGATACACAGGCGCACTACAACAAGCTCCTAGAAGCCAAGAGCCTACAGGCGGAAGCTGAGAAAATGATCATCCAGAATCAGCAAGAGGAAATTTTGGTGCTCCTCGATGAGTTTGGCGAAGGTTATCAGGCTGCAGGGCAAACATTGGGTGAAAAGTTAGTGGCAGGATTTAAACCGAAGGTAGACGAGATATCATCCATGATCGCGGGAGTAATTGCACAAATCGACGCCGCTAGATCAGCAGCCCTTGCCCTGGCAGCATCACCGCCAGCTGTAGGAGGGGGTGGCAGCGGGTCATCCGGATCATCATCAGGAGGGGGCGGCGGATCGAATTCTTCAACTCCTGTTATCCATGGAACTGTCACGTCTGTTAGTAAAGGAGATTCTACGCCATCGGTCAGAGGAACGGTGGTTTCTGTGACCAATAATTTCAACTCTCCAGTTACATCGCCGTCTGCGGTTTCAGCAGCAGCCACAAAAACAGCTCAAAGATTAGCAGGTTTCTAGGAGGTGTCGAATTGCAAAGAGTTACGTTTGTAAATGCCCGGGGCGAAACGGTGTTATTCGACAGCTCCGGGCCGTTTGTGCTGCAAAAAATTGATGGTACTTCTAACGTATCGGCGGAGATAAAAAGCACCAGATCGCCATATCAGGATGGTAGTAGTTTTGTTGACGTGCAGCTGGAAGATAGACTAATTCCGTTGCAAGGATTTATTAATGCGAAGAGTCAATTGGAGCTATACGAGCGTCGCCGGGAGTTGGCTAGAATTTTAAATCCAAAGTTGGGGCCCGGCAGGCTGATTTATTCCAATGATGCCCGTAACTATGCCATACCTGCGATCCCCGAAGAGGGGGTCAACTTTGGAGAAAGACATGTCCATGCCAATCTCTTTGTGGTTAATTTTATCGCAAACGATCCATACTGGCGTGACGAAAATCAGACAGTAAAGGGGTTAAGATTCGAGGCGGGAGGGTTGAACTTTGCACTTCGCCTCCCGACTCAGTTTGCATTTTCTGCTTATCGCGGCACATTTATAAACTCTGGAGATGTTGAGACCCCGGTCGAGATCCACTACAAGGGGCCAGCAACAAATCCTATTGTGGAGAACGAGACGACCGGGGAATACATCAAAGTCAATTATACCTTAACAGCAGAAGATACGTTGATCATCAGTACTGCCTTTGGTAATAAACGTGTCGAGGTACTCAATGATGACGGAACCCGGACGAATGTATTTAACTGGATCGACTTAGGCAGCACCTTCTTCCAGCTAAAACCCGGACGGAACATGCTAAAGTATGGTTCTGAATACGAGTCGGAACAACAAGCTGCTACGGTTACTATCTATTGGTATAACAAGTATTTGGGGGGATGACTATGGCAGCTCCATCGGTTCGCGTGCTGGATACCCAATTTAATCTCCTTGGAGAGATCGACGACTATGAGAGTTTGCAGTTCACGCGGCGTTTTTACCGTGCCGGTGAATGGGAAATGCATATAGCGCTCGGCAAACAAAATGTTGACGCTCTGCAGATTGACCGGATTATTGTAGTTGGTAAGGATCCCGAGAAGTCAGGAATCATCATTCAACGGGAGATTGTCCAGGATGAACAAGGCATAGAGACACTGGTGGTTAAGGGGCCTACCTTGGGCGGTGTCCTAAATCGTAGAATAACGGTGACGGATGCATACGATCGTATCCGAGGCCCAGCCGAAACCGTCATGAAGCACTATATTGCTAACCACCTAACGAATAGTATTTATCTAGATCGGAATATCCCGGTCTTTTCTATTGCTCCAGATCAGCAGAGGGGAAAGCAGACGCCTTGGCAGACGCGATTCGAGCCGCTTGACGTTGTGATACAGGAGATTGCGGAGTGGTGCGACATAGGTTGGTTTGTACGTCTGGACTATGCCGCAAAAAAGTGGATATTCGATGTTTATGAAGGGCGAAACCTAACTGCGGGTCAGTCTGCGCTACCTCCAGTAATCTTCTCGCACGAGTTCGACAACATTAAATCTCAGCAGTATATGGACTCTTATCTGCAATATAAAAACGTTGGTTACGCTGGAGGAAAAGGCGAGGAAGAAGATCGCCTAATCCAAATGGTCGGCGGCGGCACAGGACTTAATCGCAGGGAAGCATTTCTGGACTGCAGCTCGGCGGAAGACATTCTGGAGTTGGTCGAGATGGGGGAGCAGAAGCTTGCGGAGTTGAAACGCATAACAACCTACAATGGGCAGGTGCTGGATACCGGCAGCTTTGTCTATCAAAAGGATTGGGATTTGGGCGACCGGGTCACTTTGCAAAATAAAAAATGGGGCCTAACAATGGACAGCCGGATCACTGAGGTCAAGGAAATTTATGAACCGGCGAGCAGTTTAGAGATTGTTTTGGGTGATGAAATCCCCACTATTAAAACAGCAATGAATAAGCTAGAGAACAATGTAAAAAGGAGTGAATGATATTGCCGCAGAAATCAGGTTTTTTTGATAGTACAGCCGACGATATGCGCGAATATCCGGCCAGAGAGTTTGCCGAGTATTTCGCGCGATTCATAGGTAACGGCGTTTTCCTCGGTGGAACTCGTCTTAAGGTTACGGCAAGCGGGCAGGACGCTAATGTAAACGTAGAACTCGGGTATGGCTGGATTAATGGGTATATGTACAGCGTATACGACGAGCCCCTCTCGCTGCCGATTCAGCCCGCTACCACGCAGGACCGGATTGACCGGGTGATTCTTCGTCTTGACACTTCGGCGCCTGTACGGGCGATCCGGGCGCTTGTGGTGCAGGGTCTCCCGGCAACGTCCCCAGCCGCTCCGGCTTTGGTGAGATCCGGTAATATCTACGACCTGAGTCTGGCCCAAATACGGGTTCTGGCGAACACTTCGATAATTAAACCCGAAAACATCACAGATGAGCGTTTGAATAACCAAGTGTGCGGGATCGTTACAGCTCTAATAGATCAGGCGGATACCACGTCAATATTTAACCAGTTCCAGGCGTGGCTCAATACTAAAACGGCTGAATACCAACAGCAATGGCAAGATTTCATGCAGTCGGTGCAGGATGAGGGATTTGCAACGACTGAGTATGTAGACAATAGAGTGCTGACCGGGGGATATGGCGTAACAACCAACAGCGGGAATGCATACTCGGTCAAACCAACCCCGGCCCCGACTGCTCTTGTAGAAGGTCTTCGGGTTACAGTTCGAATTAATGCGGCCAATACAGGGGCGGCTACCCTAAACGTCAACGGACTTGGCGCTAGGAACATACTTAAAGGGAATGGTAATGCGGTAGCAGCTGGCAACTTGAAGTCTAATTCTGTTTACACTCTCGTGTACAGTGGAACGGCTTTTATCTTACAGGGTGAAGGGGGGGAGTATGGAACAGCCGTAGCAGCGGACGTATTAAAAGGAAAGACGATTGGAACTGAAAGCGGGATTATCACTGGGACTATGGCCAACAACGGGGCACAAATCATTACACCATCCACGGTAAATAAAGCTATCCCGGCAGGGCACCATAACGGAAGTGGGTATGTAATCGGGGACCCCGACTTAATTTCCAGCAATATCCGATCGGGGATCGATATTTTTGGAGTTAGCGGTAACGTCTCGCCCGGAGGACTAGCCGAGTTATCATACCATAATCAACTGAGAGATTTACCTCCCAATTCCTTCAGCACCATAGATTTATTAACATTACCGAGAGGAGTTAGGTATATATCATTTTCCTCGGATGCCACCGAATCAATTATCAACACATTTCAAACGATAGAACATGAGGATATATATCAAACATTTGCAACCCTAGCCCTTGTGGATAGTAATAATCAATTTATACAGCTTATGGGCAAGACAGGCCGGACAACGTATACGATGGCGTTTTTTTTAAACTTAGAAACCAAGGTTTTACAGCTATATGTATACAGTAGCAGTATAAGGTCTAGTCCTATTAACATAACAACCCCCTTTAATTGGAACGAACAGCTTCAATTAAAAGTTGTGTTTAGCAATAGACATAGTCAGTGGATAGGTACAAGAGTATCAATCTCAGGAAGGATACAATATGCCTAATAGGAGGGATGTAATATGTTCGCTATTTATCATGATTTGGTCGGCGACATAGCAAAAGTTAAAGCTATTATTCACAATCCGTACCCAGAACAGATAGAAGAAAACGGGCTACACGTGGAGAGTCTGCCAATATCCGAGACGCCAGAAGGAATGTACCCTGTGCTGATGATAAATCTTAGTACAGGAGAGATGTTTTATAATTACGAAGTTCTGCCTGTACAGATTCCGGATAACGAAATTGCTGACAAGGTAACGGCTTTAGAATCCGACCTGGGCAACCTACTCCTAGAAAATGCCGCTGATAAAGCAACGATCGCCACGCTGGAAGACACGGTCGGCAATCTGCTGCTGGAAGTAGCGACCTTGAAGGGAGGTGCTGAGTAATGTGGTTTGCATCGATCAAGCGATTTTACGACAACGGCCATCCAGCATATACACCTGAGAACTTAAAAACGTTTGTTGTTGCCAAAATGATAACGTCGCAGCAGTACCAGCAGATTACTGACATTGAATATGCATAGAGGCAGCGCCGCAAGGCGTTTTTATTTTGCCCTCGGATACCCGGGGGCTATTTTAATGGATTGGGGGTAGGGGGATGGATGGAGTACAAGCCGAAATGTTACAGCGAATCACGAGGGTAGAAACTACTGTGGACAACATGAATGAAAAACTAGATAGGGCAATATCGGCGAACGAAACTGCGGTAAAAGCTCTATCATCTGCTAAATCTGCACATGAGAGATTAAATCGTATCGAAGATGGTCAAAAATGGCTCTGGCGAACCTTTGCAGGAGCTTTCATCTTGGCGATTGCCGCTTTTGTTATCGCCGGTGGACTTAAATAAAAAAATGAGAGGAATGATTTTGAATGGAATGGAACATGATCTTTGAACTGATTGACCCGAGGTTGCTGATTGTAGTTGCTGCATGCTGGGTGCTGGGGTACGTGCTTAAGCAAACCCCGCGGGTACCCGATTGGAGCATCATCTATGCTGTTGTGGTACTTGCTGTTGTATTTGCCGTAGGGCTGCTGGGTTGGGGCGTGGAAACAGTGATCCAGGGCATCTTGGCCGGCGCATTTGCCGTCTTTGGTCACCAGGCGATTAAGCAGGCCCGGAAAGGTGGAGAACAATGAAGAAAGTATTTATCGATGCTGGCCATGGTGGTAAGGACCCGGGGGCGGTAGGATACGGATTACAAGAGAAGGACATCGTACTTGCAGTGTCCCTCGGCATCAAGCAGCAGCTAGAATCGCAATATGACGGCGTTCAGGTGCAACTATCCCGGAGTACAGATGTATATTTGACGCTTAAGGAGCGTACCGACTTAGCCAACAAAGCTGGCGCCGACCTCCTGGTCTCCATCCATTGCAATGCCGGCGGCGGTGCTGGAGGCTTCGAGACGTTCCGTTACTCTTCGGCAACAACAGCGAGTACTTCATTTCAAAACGTGCTGCATGGCGAGATCCTCACTGCACTTAAACCGTTTGGTGTGATCGATCGTGGTAAAAAGTCCAAGAACCTGCACATGGTCCGGGAGAGTAAAATGCCGGCAGTGCTTACCGAGAACCTGTTCATTGATGTGGCCAGCGATGCGGCTAGGCTGAAGCGGCCAGAAGTGATCGATGCAATTATCCAGGGACACGTGTCCGGGATTGCGAAATACCTAGGTTTAAAGCGAAGGGAGGGGTTAGTCGTGATAAAAGCGCCTGAGTGGAAAGAGAAGGGCCGGGAATGGCTAATCAAGAATGCTGAAATCAGTCCAGAATGGAAAGCGACCGATCCAGTTGATATCGGAACGCTGGGAACTATACTTGGAAGATTGATTAAATAAATGGTATAATATGGTCAAGATATCAGCACCCCTGATATGCAATCCGGAAACACCGGTAAAAAGGAGCCCTGCGACTACGGTCGTGGGGCTCCTTTTTTTATTTACCTATCTGCCAATTCTTCACGCAATGCCTTTTGAAGTACCTGCGAGAAATTCAAACCAGCAGCTTCAGCAGCGACATTTAGATCATGGGGAATGGTCAGTGTTTTCTTATCGTATTTTATTTTTTCTTTTAGATGACATTTGGCAACGATCGTGCGCTGTCCTTCCTGTAGATCGATCTTATTTAATGGTGTGGGCTCAGGAATTTCCTCATTATCATCTATCCGGCTTTCAATAGTTAGTTTGAGAACTTCATCAGCTCTACGGATAGCCTGCTCAATGTCATCGGCTTGAGATATAGCTTCTTCTAAGTCTGGGAAAGTAATCGCAATATGTTTCCCTGAAAAATCAAGAACAGCTACATATTGAAACTCATTTTTCAAAGGGATCATTCCTTTCACTTTTATTATATTTACTTTATTTTATTTTTAAAGAAGAGGGGAGGGGCTAGAACTTCAGCCCCGACTTCTTCTCAATATCCTTTAAGATATGTATTGCCAAGTCCTTTTCAGGATGTACCACTGTGACCTTAGCTTTTATGGTTGGGTGTTTAAATTGCCAATGGTCACCGACTGTCTTCACCCAATACCATCCGTTATTCTTTAATATTTTGATGACCTCTCTTGAAGAATAACTTCTCATCCCCTCACCTCCTAATTTAATTATAATACGTATCAATACGTATTGCAATACTAATTAAAAAAACCACAGGCATTACGCCTCGGTGGTTTTTGCGTTGATTATATGTTTTCAAGTAGATTAGCATAGCTGTTAGCCGCTTGTTGTAAATAAGTGTTCGGTACAATTAACCTACTCTCAATTTCTTTTACTGTATCTTGGCCTAATGACCCTTTATTAACCGAGTCAATTAAATAATCGATAACCTCTACTCGCCCCTGAATTGCTTTGGATAGATTCTCGATTGTTCCATCCAAAAAAATCTTAGCGGATGCGGTTAATTCAAGATCGTTAGGAGTTTCAAAACCTTCCAGCTCAGTGATTTTACTATTATACTGCTGCTTCGCTAACTCAAGATCAGAAATTGTAGATTCGGCGCTTAATAATCCGAATTGATAGTTATCGATTGACTCGGCGACAGATGTTTTCCAAGTCTGGTCAACGAGCGAACTTGTACTTCTTATCAAGCTATCCAGATCATCCTCGACGAATTTCAATTCAGGTGATCTCTTGTCAGTTTTAGTTTGCTTCACAGTACCACTATCTTTAGCTTCGGTATTTTTTACTTCTCCACATCCAGCCAGCAGTGATACAAAAAGCAAGATGAGTAATGTTTTTTTCATGACTTCCTCCGGTTCGGATTTATTAAAGACCAGTCTACCAGAACTAGGAAAAAGTTTCTATGCCAAACAAGGAAATTTTCTAGGAGAGGGGATGATTTGTCCGAGAAATGTCCTTTTGTAAGCTTTAAGTCGCGTTAAAATTATGTAATAGAAATGAGGGGGAGGTTAGAATTATTGAAAGGTGTGGGAACCTATACGTTCCCAATTCATCCGGGGGAGTGCGGTTGATTACCCGCGACGCCTGCTTTATTCGGCGGAGATTCGCCATTGATACAGACTCTCCATAGAGATCTCCAAGATCACCGAAGCGGTGTACATAGCTTCAACACTCATGAGACGCTCATCGCTACACCAGTATGATACCATGCGCTTTGACCAGCCTATACGTCGCGCAAATTCTGCTTGGCTCATGCCTCGATGATCAAGCCAATATTGCAGCAGGCACCTCCCTCGGGAGTATGCCAATTGATCAATTCCACCTTTCTTTTCAGGAAATATATCATTTATTTTCAGGAACGTTTGTTCTCGTTTTTTGTTCGTGTTTGTGGTATGCTCGTCTTATATCACATCGGAAAATATTAGCACATAACCCAGGAGTGATGACCTATTCAAAAAAAAAGTATTGACCTAAGTAAGTTATCTGAGGTGATGGGCAAGGATCCAGAATATTTAAAAAGAGTTATTGCTGGCTGTTCCGATACAATCGTTCAGCACGAACGGCAGCAATCATCCGCTGATACTCCTCCTCTGTCAGATCGTGACCATCAACTTTAAAATCAAAGCGTTGCTTGATTTCCTCGTCTGATAAATCAAGCGATCTATCGAAAAGCTCTTTCTCGGCTTCGTTCGGGGCAGGGCTTTCTTTGACTATATTTTTCTTTAGAAATTGAATGAAATCTGCTTTTGTTTCCAAGCTCATATCGCAAAATCTTATAAAATCCGCAATATCCTCTAAAGAAGTTGGAAGTTTTTCTAATTCTTTTTCTTCAAGATAGTGTTCAAGATCATCGTGAAGAAATTTACCAATAGTTTTGAATACTTCTTTATCTTGCCCCGACTCGTACGCCTCTTTGATCAACTCATTGATAGTAGCATCAAGAGCTTCTTGAATTCGTAAATAGTTTTTTACACCGGATTTTTTTTGTGTGTCTAAACCTTCAAAATACCCCGCTTTCTCCATTAGGTCAGTTTGGGAAGTGTTTAATCCCGCTGCTAATTTCCTTATTGTCTCTGGTCTAGGTAACTCACGTAAGCCATTTTCTATTCTGGATATTTGTGCATTACTTACACCTGATAATTCTGCTAATTGATTAAGTGTTAAACCCTTTTCTTCACGCAGTGATTTTAAATATATGCCGAAATTTGAACTCATTATTGGTACACTCCAATTCAAAAAAAGTAATTTCTTTAAGCATCACACTTGTAAATATACATGAAAATTCCCAATAGGTAAAGAAAAACAACGAAAAAACGTTACCGAGTGGTAAAATCATTTGAAAATCACCGCATAGGAACGAATATTCCCATTTTCGGTGTTTTACCATATGGTATAGGTGTGGTACTTTATAAGTGTTCCCATAAGGTAATGGAATATACACGCTGAGGGGGTGAAAACATGCGAATGGAGATTAACCTTAAGAATATTGAAGCATACATGCAATCTAAAGGTTGGGACGAATCAGAACTAGCTGAAAAAATCGGTGTTTCAAGGACACAAGTATATCGTGTTCTACGGGGGCAAAGATCTCCCGGAAATGAATTCATAGCTGGTCTTTTGAACGCTTGCAGAGAAATGGGTCTTAATGACCTATTTATTTTTGAAGACCCGTTACCACTAGGTAACGAAGATGGTAATGGAGAGGATGGTTCGAATGAATCCAAATGCTATAGTGCTAACACCTGAGCAATTAGAAGCCCTTAAAGCTGAAATTATTGAGGAAGTACGGAAACAACAATTGCCGCTTAAAGCATCCAGATACGAGCTGATGAATGAAATCAGAAGACATGTCAGCCCTATCCTTGGAGATGACTATCGAATCCATAGCGCATTTTCAACTATTGCACGAAAAACCTTTGATCTCCGTCATCAAACTTTCTTCTATGGAGAAAGTCTGGACCAAGCAACCGAAATGATTAAGGAGTTGGTTGCAGTCATCGAAAAGTTCCGGTCTCGAAATAGAAAGGGTGGCGAGAATGAACGAACCACAGATATATAAATTCAATGGTCAGGAAGTGCGAGTGATCGAGAAGGACGGCCAGCCTTGGTGGATTGCAAAGGATGTTTGCGAGGTGCTTGAGCTAACTGACACCAATAAAGCCCTGCTAGGTTTGGATGATGATGAAAAATCCGAACACGAACAGTATTCGGGTTCAGGGAGAAAACCGCTGATCATCAACGAACCCGGCCTGTACTCCTTAATCCTGCGTAGTCGCAAGCCAGAAGCAAAGCAATTCAAACGCTGGATAACGCATGAAGTCCTCCCGACGATCCGCAAGACAGGCGGGTATGTGGCAAACGACGATTTATTCATTCAAACTTATTTGCCGCATGCGGATGAACAAACGAAAGCTATGTTTCGGATCACGCTTGAATCGGTCCGCAAGGCAAATGAACAAATCGCCATCATGCAGCCAAAGGCGGAGTATTTCGATGCTCTGGTCGATCGGAACCTCCTTACTAGCTTCAGGGACACGGCCAAGGAGCTGAAAGTCAAGGAGCGGGAGTTTATCAATTGGCTGCTAGATCGCGGGTATGTCTTCCGTGACGGCAAAGGGGCACTCAAGCCTTACGCCCAGCATGTCCCAAACTTGTTTGAACTTAAAGAATGGGAACGCGGTAATAAGGCTGGGACACAAACGATGGTTACTCCCAAGGGCAGAGAGACATTCCGCTTATTGCTGACGAAGCAAACGGCTTAAGTAAATAGCACAACCTGATCTTTGAAAATCGAATATGCAAGGAAATAAATCAGAAAGGATGGCGATGGCATGGCCATAATGGTTCACCCGGTACATCGCCGGGTGGCTGAGCTAACAATAAAAATGCTGAAGGGCGGCTTAAACCCATTCGAAGCCAGCGAAATGATGCACTGTCTCAGGGCAAACGCTGATCTTGTGCAAAAGATTGACGGCTATAAAGAAGCCGCTTATGCAGCACAGTGCATCGGCAATGACGATCTACTTCAACACTTTTGTATGAAACTCGATGAAATGGAGGCGAAATGCACTTGAACACTGTAGAAAAGATGGTCCTGTTCCTTCGGATCGAAGCCTTCGCCAGGGCGAATAATCGTTTTAAAGTGGCGGGATGGGCCAGGCAGCAGTACCGGAAACACCGCGAAATGTACTTTGCAAATTGGGGTGAGCAGCATGCCAGACGAACTGCTTGATCGGCTCGGAACCTATTTTGAACACTTCGATATTGGCGCCCGCTACGGCATAACCTTCGGGGACTTCGTTGGGAAGGTGCAGCGGGGAGTGTGGTTCGCATGGCTGGCCTAGCCATAGAAGATGATGGTATCCAATATGACAACTTAGGCCGGATGATGTATCACCCGGAATTTCATGAAAAACACGGTCAGCGGTTTACGGAAGATGAGTTGTCCTATTTGTGCAAGTTTTACAAGCATGATGGTCGGCGGGCGATGTCGTTTGCTCTCGGTAAGACAGAGCGGGTAGTACAGAACAAATATCTGGAGCTTAAAAAGCGGGGGCTAATCTCGTACTACCAGAGTTTGCAGCATTACGTCTGAGGAGGTGCGGGGTGGCTATGTCTGATCTTGATCGCTTCTCCCAGCCACTGTGGGGCGAGCAGCAGCGCCGAAAGCCGCAGGAGGATGAATTATCAGCCTACAAGCAGGAGCGTGATAGCGGGCTTGTGGAGCGCTTGGAGGGAGGTGAGGAAAACGATGGGAGAAGCTGCTGAAATGGTGCTGGACGGTCTGCTCTGTGAATGCTGCGGGCTACTGATCGACGGCGAGGAGCCGGGGTATCCGCGGAAGTGTGAGGATTGCGAATAGGAAGGAGGTAAGGAATATGAAGAACATGTACTGGGTTCGCGGCGAAGTAACTGCCATCGTTCTTAATAGCCCTCGATATGGCCGAATGGAAACATTGATCAGCACTACCAAGCTTCCTCTGGCTCAATCATACGAAGGAACTTGGTATGCAAACTGGAGCCCTATTACAAAAAGCTTCTATTGCGCTGGCAGGATCAAACTTTCGGATGGAAGGATATCGACCATGTATCTTCACAGATGGATTACCAAGTGCCCGAAAAATATGCAGGTGGATCACTTCAACAACAATACATTGGATAACACTGATAGAAATCTAAGGATTGTTACTAGATCAGGCAATCAACAAAACAGAGCAAGGAATCAAAGAAACAACACTTCGGGCGCAAGGGGAGTTAGCTGGGATAAACGGTATGGAAAATGGAGCGTATCAGTAGTGGTTCAAGGGAAATCAATCCACATCGGCCGCTATGACACAGTTGGCGAAGCTGATCAAGCGGCCAAAGAAGCGCGAGCAAAGTATATGCCTTTTTCTAAAGAAGCGAGCTCCAAAACAGGGAGGCTATAATTTTTTTTGCCAAAAACGGGGTTTTTAGCCCAAAAATCAACGAAACGAGGGAAAAGCATGGACGAAAAAACATTGCAGTACCTGGGCGAAAGGGTCGATAAAGCCCGGGAAATCGTAAAAAAGATCGGAGTGCTTAAAGACTTTATTAAGCGCAGCGAAGGTAAATGCACTATTGAAATAAACGGGGACGGCCGTGGATCTGTTCGGATTCATAGTTACGATTTCAGACGCCTCGCAGCCAACGCCAAAGTAGCCGTCTTGAATCAAGTCGAAGAAGAAATCAAACTGCTCGAGCAAGAGCTCGACGAACTGTAGGAGGCTGCCGATGTCCCAATTTCCTGCCGCACTAATCAAGCAAATCTATAACAATCTGCCGGCTGTAATTCGTATCGATCTAAACAATTACCTGTATGTTTTGGACTGGTTACAGACCGAAACAAATCCAGAAATCAGAGCACACCTGATAGCGGAGCTTGAACTGATCGAAGCTAAGTACGGCGCTGTTGTAGTCAGAAAAAAAGCCGCCCAAGAGAGCGGTCAATAAAAAATAATCCAACCCAATAATACCACGGAAAGCGAGGATCGTGAATGGCTAAGCAAATTCGGTTCATCCAATTGGAGTTGAAGAACTTCGCCGGGATACGAAAGCTGGATGAAAAATATGGAGATATCACCAAACTGTCCGGCCGGAACGGAGAAGGCAAGACGACATTCGGGGAAGCCCCGGCTTGGATATTCTTCGGTACTGATTTATTTGGAAATAGATTCAACCCATCGCCTACAACATACGAGTTTGATCGGGTATATGCGTCACTTAGATTATCGGTCGATGGCGAGGAAATGACCTTCACCCGAGAAATTAACGAAAACGGGGTCAATGAATTTTGCATCAGTTATGTGCCTGCAAAGGCCAAGGAATATGAAGCGGCAGTGGCCGAGCTCTTTAGCAAAGAAGAATTCCTTTCCTTATATAATCCCGGGTTCTTCTTCACCCAACACTGGACTAAGCAGCGGGAGCAGGTAATGAAGCACGCTTTACCTCCAGCTAAATCCGATGTACTCGCAGAAATGAGCCGGACTAATCCTGAACAGAAGGTAAAGGATATCGTCCACAACCCTGCTGCCGCCAAGCTCGACGAGCTGACGAAAAAGCATTCCCTGGACGATCTCCAGAAGATTCACGGCGGGACCGGGGGCCAGAAAGCGAAGCTGGAGAAGCAGCACATCGCCGCTCAAAGTCGAACCAAGACGCTGCGGGAACAGTATGACCGCCTGCCGGATGCGCCAGAGGATATTGAGGCTGTCAAAGCTGAATCTGCCACGCTGCTGGAACAAATCAAGAAGATCAACGAGCAGATTGAAGCGGCCCAGCAAACCAATCAAGAACGCTCATCTGTTATGGGTAAACTCGCTGCGGCTCGCATGGCCGTTGAAGCTGCCAAAGATCGGTACATGAAGGTTTACTCCGAGCCAATCGAAGACGCCTGCCCGACCTGCCAGCGGCCATTTGACGACGCAGCGCGTAAAGCTGCAACCGACAGCAAGGAAAAGCGGAAACATGAGCTTCATGCCGAGCACTCTAAGGCCGTAGCCAAGCGTAAGGAGTTAGAGGCCGAGCTGGCTGGCGTGGAGGAGGTCGACGTCTCAGACCTCTGGAACGAAATGCGTGAGCTTGAACGGAAGCGGGATGCATTAGAGGATTCGATCAAAGCTCAGGAGGTCCGGGCACGACTGCAGGCGGATGTCGAGGCAGCCAAGAAGGCTGAGGACGACACGCTCGCTGCACTCAAAGAGTCTATCTTCATTCTGGACGCAATCAAGGCATACCGCGCGAAGGAAGCCGAACTGCAGGCTGAAAAAGTCCAGTCGCTATTCACTAGACTCAAAATCCGACTCTTTAAATACGTGAAGACCACTGGTGAATACGAGCCGGATTTCAGCATCCAAATGGACGGTAAGGACTATGCTGCACTGTCCACAGGCGAGAAGATCGCTGCGGGTCTGGAGCTCACTGAGGTACTGTTCAAGCAATCCGAACTTATCGTTCCTACTTTTATTGACGGTATCGGCGAGTATACGGGCGAGATCGCAGTCTACGGCCAGCTGATCACGGCCCGAGCAATCAAAGGTCAAGAATTCAAAATCGAAACGGAAGACATTACCGCTGCCTAACCTATAAAACTATCTCTAGGAGGACTTATCTATGAAAAATACTAATCGTTTTTCCAATAAAAAAGATGCTCTAAAAGCCGCAATGCAAGCAGGCGCCGCCCATGATTATGCCGTTTTCAAATCTCGTCGCAGTTTCAAACGCCCGGCTTCTGACAAGAAGGCATATGAACGCGGCAGCATCGGCCCGTCGGCTATTGCAACGGCAATCGCAAAGGAGTTCGGTCGCATTCTCTCACGTCGAGAACGCAAACAGCTTGCGAAGGATACAGGAAAGCCATTCCAAAAGTTTTACGCTCGGGGGTGAGCGGAATGAGAGGTAAGCGCCCAACTCTAGCACAGAAAAAGATCATTGCCGCCAATGTCGGAACGCCGGGTGACTGGCTAGTTCAGCGGGCTGAGCCCGATCGGCTTTATCTAGTACATCGATATATAGGCACGACTAAAATCATTTTCTTATAGGAGGCATTCATCATATGGCATCTTCAAAACAACTAGCTACTGTCGGGAATTGGAGTATTGAAGATATCGAAACAATGAAGCATACACTCGCTGCAGGAACAACAGACTCCCAGTTTCAATTGTTCTTGCGGACGGCACATGCATCAGGTCTTAATCCATTCCTTAACCATATTTACGCCATTGTCTATCAAGGAAAAATGTCTTTACAAATTGGTATCGAGGGAATTGCGTACCTAGCAAAACAGCACGATGGTTACAGAGGGTATGACGCCCAAGTTGTGTGCGATAACGACACGTTCAAGGCCAGAAAATCCACTGTTTACAACGAGAAAACAGGGAAGCGTGAGGATGAATGGGTCATTGTCGAACACGAAATTGGATTTCCACGCGGAAAAGTTATTGGTGCATATGCAATTGCGTATCGAAATGGCTATCCTCCATTCACCGTGCTGATGGACTGGAGCGAAGTTGAACACTTCTTAAATAGCCAGATTACGAATCAAAAAACGATGTGGACAAAATACACGGCTGACATGTTCAAGAAGCATGTGGCAAAGCGGGCTTTGAAAGGGCAGTTCGGAATTGATATAAGCGAGGAAGAAATTCCTGGGTCGGGTGCGTCTGCACTTGAATACGAACCGGAACGTCGGGACATTACCGCGGAAGCTAACTCATCAACTGCAGCCACGACACCGCCACCAGCAGAGGAACCAAAGCAGACGCCACCGCCGGCAGACGATTCATTGGAGATGGAGAGACTGCGAGCAGAGATTATGCAAAAGCAAGCCCAGCTTGGTCTAACCAATAAAGCTAAGCGAGACGAGCACATGGACAAACATTTCAAGTTCAATGGCAAAGTCCCTACCGTAAACGAGATTAAGGCTTACCTGCAGGTTTTGGATTTGCACATAGCCGAGAAGCAGGCGGAGCAAGATGAACTCCCAATCTAACCAGGTGCCCGTGCAATTGGAGTTGGACTTATTCGGAGGCAGTAGTAATGACAAGCCGCCTCCGGCTCCGGCCGGGGAGCCAGTCCTGAACGGCATGTACTATGAGCGCAGCACCGGGCTATATGTCTCTTACGTGCAGGGACGCAGATATTACGAGGTAACTCCTGCCCGCTGCCTGGGAGATAGGGCCTGGAAAGAACGGATCAAGAAGGAGAGGAGCATATGAACTTTAACTTTATTGAACCGCCGCCAACTATGAATATTTACTCACAGAAAGGTGATAGAGTCAGGTTTCTGAACAAGAATGGGCATGACTGGGAACCTGAACGAGCAAGAGAGATCGGATTAGTTGAAGGTGAGGTTTACACGGTTGAGCGTACTGATGTCGGAGGATGGCATACGGATGTTTACCTGCAGGAGTTTCCCGGATATCACTTCAATTCTGTAATGTTTGAGAATCATAAAGAAACAGTGCCTGAAACTGAAGAGTTGCATATCCCTTGTAGCATTTGCGCGATGACTCAGGTAATACCTGTCAGACGGAGTGATCTGCAACAGTACAAAGATGGAGCTCATGCACAGCATACATTCCCTTATCTATCAGCAGATGATAGGGAGTTAATCATATCGGGCGTTTGCGGCAAGTGCTTTGATGAATTGTTTGAGGATGATGACGATGAGGGTTAGCATCATCGCAACCGGCTCTGACGGAAACTGCATCCATCTTCAAAGCGAAACAACAGGCATCCTGATCGATGCCGGCAAGTGGAAGCGTGATCTGGAAAAGCGGCTGCTGGCAAACAACATCAACGCGGCGACGGACATCCAAGGCATATTCGTGACACATGCTCACGGAGATCATATCAAGGGTCTGACTTTAGCCAACAAGTACCGTATCCCGGTATGGGCCACGGATGGCGAATGGAAAGGCATATCCGGCGTAGACGAGGAGTTGCGCCGGGTGCTTGAAACCACGTGGAGCAAATACGAAAGGATCGAGATTGGCGACGATTTGCACGTCTACCCCTTTAAGGTCCACCACGACGCTTATGAGCCAGTTGGATATGTGGTTGAGGATGGCTGGGGCAATAACGCTTGCGTGGTATTCGACACCGGGCAGATCGACGACGAAATGCTCGAAATGATGGAGGGCAGCAACGTCTACATCGTCGAGGCCAATCATGACGTGGAGATGCTGCAGAATGGTCCATACGACGACTATCTCAAGGATCGGATATCTGACCCACATCGAGGACATTTGAGCAACGATCAGACAGCGGCAGCGCTGCAAAAGCTGGTTAAGGGCCGAGGCGAGCGGATTTATCTGACGCATCTTAGCAGCAATAACAATACGCCGGAGCTCGCCTCCCACGCGGTCCGGATGGCGTTGTTTGAAAAGGGACTTATCAATAAACGAGATTATTTTCTGGAGGTGGTTTAGATGGGCTACAAATATGCGGTTGTTAAGACGCCAATGGTCTACAGGAATCTGTACGTACCAAATGGTGGAGTGACAATTGATATAGGAACAATTATTGGTTATGACGAGGAATCACGAGAAATCTTTATGCCCCGGGATTATGCCGGCAAGTTTGTTTATTTGCCAAGTATTGAAGAAATCCCTGAAAACGAATTTACGAACTTGTGGCGTAATAGCCAATTAATTGCTCAACAGCGGGATAAGGCGATCAACGATCTGGCCAAACATGCGCAGACATTGGTTGATATACAAAATGAATTGAATGCGATGCGTGAAAAGGTCATGCTGCCCCGGGATGTTGCTGAAGCTATTGAATCTTTTAGAGATGAAGGACACGACAACGACTACATTATGAGGTATCTAGCAAGAGATTTATCTAATGGAGGAACACCATCGAATCGGTTGGTCACCCTTAAAAATTACTCACGGGAGAACGGCGGGCAACTCATTCAAGCCCTTGCCAACGGTTACACCGTCGAGCAATCACCGGAGGAAAGGCTACACGCGGAGGTCAAGGAACTTCTAGGCGACTGGCGCGGCTCAACGATAGATGAGAAATTGATCGACCGGATGGCTGGGCGTATCGTGGAGCACGCAAAGCAATTTACTTGAACGTTGGTGAGGAGGAATGAGCGGGAAACTGGATGATCCGTTCACAAGGGTAGCACATGAAATATTGGAAGATGTGGCAAAGAGGAAGTTTAACGGAACCCAGTTGAGAATTCTCTTGATTGTCTGGCGATACACATACGGATTCAATCGGAAGTCTCACTCATTATCAGTTAAATTTCTCGCCAATGCCCTAGACACGAACGAACGGACTATCAAACACGAGTTAACTCGATTAATCGATTGTAAAGTTTTAAAAGAAGTGGAGTCTTACACCGGGATAAACTCCCGAAAGCTATCATTCAATAAATACTCTGATCAATGGCTAGAGGTGAGTAATTCATCACCCCCTAAAAAAACTAAGGGGGTGAGCAAAACACCACCCCTAGAGGTGATCAATACACCACCCCTAGAGGTGAGTAATTCATCACCCAAGATAGAAAGAAAGAAAAACTTAAAGAAAGGAGATATATATATGAATTCTCCTAAAGAGAAATTGAAGTTTCACGACACTGTATTTCTCACTCTGGAGCAATACGAAAAACTATGTGCAGATTTCGGTAAGCACAAGGTAGATAACACAATTGAAGCCCTTGATGAATGGCAATCAAACAAGAAGCCTTCACAGCACAAGAAAGATCATAACAAAACCCTTCGCGTCTGGATCAAGAGAGATATGGAAAGAAACAAATCATCTTTTAAAACAAAGGCTCAACGCAATCAAGAAGAAATGGCGATATTAAATCAATTCTACGAGGAGGGTGCGGCTCATGAAACAAACGGAAACAGCGAGCTTCCTGGCCATGATCAAGACCGCCTACCCCTTCTTTGAAATTACAGAGCCTGGTACCAGACTCTGGCACATGATGTTGCAGGACATCGACTTTAAAACGGCTCAGATGCGGCTTGCTCATCATATAAAAACAAGCAAGTTTGCCCCGACTATCTCCGAGATTGTCCAGGCTCCGGCCAGCGAGTCGGAAGAACCTTCCTATTACGAGTTGCTAAGACAGGAAGAGCAGCAGGAACGGCTAGCCCTGGAAGCCTACAACGAGAAAGCAGTTCCTATGCCTGATCACATCAGAGAGCGACTGGAGCGGCGCGCGAAACGGAAGGTGAACAGCCATGAGTCTTGAAGCGGAACAGGCGGTATTAGGGGCACTGTTACAGAAGCCGGAACTTATGGATGACTGCTATCTCACGGCTGAAGATTTTGACCCGAATGGCCTGAATGGATCGGTGATGAAGGCGCTAAGTTGGGCATACGAACATTTGTCTGACCGATCGGACGTAAAGAACCCATTCGATCCGTTGGTACTGGCCAAGCATTGGGGTAACAGCCTCGAGCAAATAGGCGGTATATCTTACCTGATGCGGCTTCGAGAGTCGGTCCCAACTCTTTCAAATTTTGATCAATACCAGAAAATCATTCGGCAGGCCAGCATCCAGCGCCGAGCTGCAGCTGCCTTACAGGAAGCCCTCTCCGCTGGCGAAGTGGATCTGAACTTTGTCAAAGACCAGATGGAGCAGCTGCAGGAATTGCAGAGCCGAGGCACGGCAGACGGATGGGAGCTCGTTGCAGATGTGCTCGAGGGGCATCACAAGGAGATTATGGACCGTGGTTCTCGTAGCGGAATCACTGGGGCTAAAACGGCGAGCGTAGAACTCGATGAAATGGGTGGAGGTCATCAAAGAGGAGATTTCACTATAGTCGCTGCCCGTCCAAGCATTGGGAAAACAGCCTATATCGTTAGCGACTCCAAGACAGCGGCTATGTCCGGTTGGACTGTCGGGGTATTCTCGGCGGAAATGTCCTCCAAGGATGTGGCTGAGAGGTATATCTGCGATATCAGCGGAATCGACGCTAAGAAGGTCCAGAAGGGCCGGCTGACGGAAAACGACTGGGGCAATTACAGTAAGGCGCTCGACCTCCTTGATCAACTTCCAATCTACATCGATGATACGCCGGGCATGACCATCGAGTACATCTGGCGCCAGACCAAGGCAATGAAGAAGAAGCATCCAAATTTGATCATTTATGTGGACTACCTACAGGTGATCTTGACGGAAAAGAATTTTACTCAAACAGCAGACAGAGTTAATCATGTGTCTAAGCAATTGAAAAGGTTAGCCCGAACCTTCAATGTACCTGTGGTAGCGATCAGTTCCGTTGGACGGAAGTGCGAAGAACGGAATGATAAGCGCCCAATGATGTCCGACCTACGGGAGTCTGGAAACATCGAGTTTGACGCTGACGTGATTATCTTTCTGTACCGGGATGATTATTATTACCCGGATACACCTTGGAAGGGCGTTATTGAGTTGATTGTGGCAAAGGGCCGGAAAATCGGTACTGGCATGATTCAGATGTTCTTTAACCGGAAGAATGGGCGGTTTACTGACTTGACCCAAGACGACAAGGAAAAGCTGGCGGAGAAGGTGAGGGAATATGAGCAGAGTCATAAAAGACGATGAGGAGTACCAGCGTGCCGAAGAAGCGAAGTTCAAGCTGGCTGCCGAACTGGACGATCCTCTCAGCGGAATGTCGCCTAGGGAGCGTGAGCGGAAACTGGCAATCTATGATCGGACAGTAGAATTGATGCTCAAATATGATCGGGGCCGCCGCGTGCAGATGTTCCCGGGTCTGAAAGAGCAGTATCGAAAGTTGGGCTGGGAGTATCAGGCGTTTAATAGTCCGGTGGCCGCTCCTGCGCCGCCCGAAACCGTCCCTGCGACCGCAGCAACTCCACCACCGGAGAAACCGGAAGAACCTAAACGTTCGGCGGCAGCAGCCTGGTTGGACGATGACGATTGAGAAAGGGGAAGAGGAGAAATGAATCGCGACAACGAGGATTTTTATTATGAACCCAGCGAATTCGAGCAGCAAGTGGATGAATTCAAACAGTCGCTTTTGAATGCTGTTCGGTACGAGTATAAGGCAGAGATGGAGAGGCTGCGTAAAGAGAATGCGGAGCTGCAAGATATAAAAAAACGTAAAAAAGAAATTGAAGCAGAACACGCCAACGCTTTGCGCCAGTTTGAGTCTGAAAAATTGAATTTCGAAAACAAGCTAAAGCGAATGAGGTTAGCGGAATTGCTAGGCGAGAATTTATTAATTGCATGGTTTCCGAGTAGTCAAAATAACCGAAAGCCCAAGTGTGATAAATGCGATGAGCAACGATTGATCCATTACACAACACCTAGCGGGAAACCAGCACACGAACGATGTGAATGTTCAGAATATAAACGCTTTTATAAGCCTGAAGAAATAGAATGCTATCAATTCTATCAATCAAAAAATAGTTGGGGTGGAAAAATGCCAGCGATATCCCTCTACTACCAGAGGAAAGAGGATCGAGAGTACGACTCATTCGAGGCATGCAGACGACCATACGGCGGTGAGCCATTCGAAAAAGTGGAACGCTGGAATGTTGCATTTAACAGCCAGGAAGAATGTCAGGCTTATTGCGACTGGCTGAATGCGAAGGAGGCTGAACAGGCGTGAAACTCACTATCCAAAAACACGCCTTAAGCGAAGCTATCCAGCACGTTTCCAAGGCGGTCAATAGTAAGGTTGCAATACCGATCCTAACCGGGGTTAAGCTGGACGTAACCAACCAGGGCGTTACGCTAACGGCGAGCGATGTGGAAACAACCATTCAGGCGATTATCCCGGTTGAGCCTGTAGCAATTGAACAGAGTGGCAGCGTAGTGCTCCCCGCGAAGTTCTTCGTGGAAATCATCAAGAAGCTGCCGAAGGAAACTGTCAGCATAGAGGTGCAGGAGGGATTCAATACCCTGATACAATCCGGCCGGACAAAGATCAACATGGTCGGCATGGATCCAGAAGAATTCCCGGCTATGCCTGCAGATAATGATGAGCTTAAGCTAACCCTCTCCGGGGCCGAGATCAAGGAACTAATCAAAGAGGTGGCGTTTTCAGTATCTACAAACGAGCAAAGCCCCCTACTAACAGGCGTACTGTGGGAATTGGACAACGGCAGGCTGAAGCTTACAGCAACGGACCGGCACCGCCTGGCGAGCGCCGAAGTGGATACGGGGGCAGACGAGGAATCGGATTTCCGGAATGTTGTCATCGCGGCCAAGACACTCGCTGAGTTGTCAAAGAACGTGCAGGATAAGGAGGATGTCAGGATATCGGTCGGTAGTGGTAATGTTCTTTTTAAAACCGATCAAGTTAAGTTCTACACTCGCATGCTGAATGGAAGCTACCCAGACACGTCTAAGATCATTCCGACCATTTTCAAAAGCGAGCTGACGGTTAACGTCAAGGAGTTCGCCGATGCGGTCGATCGAGCCTATCTGCTGGCACGTGAAGAGAAAACGAACATTGTCCGGCTGGAAGTAGTTGAGGACGGGGAAATCAGAATAGAGTCCACATCCTCCGGGGTTGGGAAAGTGATCGAACAACTGGAAGCTGAGATGTTTGCTGGTGAGCCAATACGAATCGCCTTCAATTCCAAGTACATGCTTGATGTCCTGAAGATCATCGACAGTGAGCGGCTGCGTATAGGATTCACAGGGGCCATGAGCCCAATCATCATCCGACCTGTGGATGGAAACGAGAATCTGTACCTGATCCTGCCGTATAGGACATCGGTATGAGATTCGTGGGTATCGACCCGGCAACCAATACCGGCATAGTCATATTGGACGCAGCAGGCACCCCGATCATCGAAACGGTTCTGAGGGGCAAAGGGAAGTCGGCTCCCGGCGGCATAACCCAGGAGCAGCGCGTTTCGCTTGAGAATCAACTGTACCGCCTCTTGCAGCCTGGGGACGTGATCATGAAAGAGGGCATTGCGAACGGCACGCAGATGCTCATTACCACGGCCAAAATACACGGCGGCCTGGAGAGTATGATTACCCGTAAGGACCTCACTTTTGATGAGGTAGCGCCGGATGCAGTCAAGAAATTTGTCAATGTGAGCGGATGGGTAGGAGAGCCCGGATCAAAACAGAGGCTCCAAGGGAAGGCCAAGAAGAAGGCAATGGCCTCAGCTGCACTGAAACATTTCGGTTACCAGCACCCAAGTAATGACGTGGTTGACGCCTACATCATCGCCAAGATCGGCGAGGCAGTGCATCAGGTTCGGAACGGAATGGCCAGATTGGATGATATCGAACTTGCCTATCAACGTGAGGTTGTATGGTCTATCATCGACCCAGCTGGATATAAAGAGTATGAAGCTCAGAAGAAAAAGAAAAAACCGAACAAACGCCGGGGGAAGCCTGCGGCGGCGGATAGTCATACCCAAAAAACAGAACAAACGTGCTTATTTTGACGGAGGGAGGGGTTTTCAATGCCAGTTTTGGACTCGGACATTGAGCAGAAACTCGAAGAGCTGCGGGAGCAAGAAGTGATTAAGCCAGGGGAGTACAAAGTACTTGTTGCCTATTTCCAATGCAGAACACTGTCGGGAACGGCGAAGCTGACAGGCCGACAAAAGCGGTCGATCGCGGTTACGCTCAGTAATCTGGCGAAGAAGGGCGTGCTTGTTAAGGAAACAGGTGAACCGTATTCACTCCCCGGCGATGACTTTGAATTTATAGCTCCCGATCCTGGTCCGGTTGAGGCAGATGTAGCGATAAGCGATGAGGAGCGAGCTTGGATGCTGAGAAATTACCGCAAGTACCAGCGTAACCGGTCGGAAGCAGCCCGGATTTTGAAGCGCAGCAGGCATGATGTATGTAGGATGGCCATCGCGCTTAAGCTCGACAAGAGGAATTGAGGGGAGGGTGTGTTTTGCAAGTTCTAGAGAATATCCAGTATAAGACAGCATTCATTTTATTCGGTGGTATCGGTGGCGAAACAAAGGGGCTCATGCGAAGCCATGTTGACTACGGCGGCAAGGTATACAAATTCAAAATTCTTGGTTCTGTAGATAACGACCCGGTCGCCTGCCGCAACCACGATTTAATAACTGGCGAGAAAACATCTATTTGCATGGATCTCTTCACCCGTGAGCAGTACATCGCATGGCACGGCGAGGCACCGCCGCCCGATTGGAAGGAAGTAACCCCTTGGGATATGTGGGTTGCTATGGGGCAGCAAGTACCATTCTTCCTCTTCACTTCTCCACCATGCAAGGGATTGTCTGGGCTACTTCCCGAAAAATCGGCCAATACGGATAAATATCAGGCGCTAAATCAGCTTACGGTTCGAGGTATATGGCTTGTTCTTGAGGCGTGCAGGCTCTATGGAGATCGGCTGCCAGCAATCATTCAACTAGAGAACGTTCCCCGGATTCGGACTCGTGGAAAAGCTCTGCTGCAGCAGATAGAAAAGATGCTGAAAAAGAACGGATTCGCAGTTAACATGCGCGCGGATCACAACCTCGGAAAGATAGGCGGTTTAGGGGCTGATAGAGTTAGGTTCTTAATAATGTCACGACAAGAAGATCAGGTGCCAAATTTCATTTTCTATCCGGAAGAAAAGCAGCTTAGAAGTATTGGGGACGTAATCGGACAGCTACCAATGCCAGGCGATACCGAAGCGGGCGGACCGCTTCATCGGCTTCCTAAACTCCAGTGGAAAACTTGGGTGCGGCTTGCTCTGATTCCACCCGGCGGTGACTGGCGCGACCTTCAAAATGTACCCTTCGAGCAGTACCAAATCGTTCATGAGCCGCGAGGCGGAGCCTTTGCAGTCGAGGATTGGGATAAAACTAGCAGAACGGTGACAGGAACGGCCGGGCCAGGGCGAAGTAACGGAGCTGCAGCAGTATCTGATCCACGGGTGAACTTTAAAAAGGATACTCACGGAGCGATTTATCGGGTTTGCCGGGATGATCAACCGGGCCCGACGGTAACCGGAGCGCACGGGCCGAACAATGGAGCCATCTCGATTTCAGACCCGCGACTTAAGGACAGGGCAGGGCGGCATCCGGGAGTATATCGGATTGTCAGGGCCGATGAGCCAGCGCCGTGCGTCACCGGGACCAGGTTTGGCAGTGGAGCTTTGGCAATAGCTGATCCAAGAATTGATAAGCAGTACCACAACGGGACCTATAAGGTATCTGATTGGGAGAACTCCTCTCCTACTGTTACAACAGGAAGCACTTCTGCAGGATCTGGAAAGGTTATTGCTGATCCACGAGTCAACACCAACCTGATGCCAGATAGCTACGGCGTCCAGGATTGGGACGCGACAGGAAAAACAGTGCGGGGAGCAAGCCGAATCATGAATAGCCCGGCCAGCATCAGCGATCCTCGTCTATCGGACCTGAAAAATAGGTATTCGGATAAATACAGAATGCAGGACATGGATAACCCGGCTGCCACGGTCACAGGTGTTACGGATGTGCAGGCAGGAGCGCCATTGGTAGCTGACCATCGCCTTAAATGCTCACCGCGGGCAGGATCATACGGAGTGCAAGACTGGAATGAAACAGGAAAGACGGTCACGGGAGCAGGTGACATCCATTCCGGGACATCAGCAGTGGCCGATCCACGAATCCCAACTGATACCGATCGAGGGGAATGGATCTTGATTGCTGAGGATGGCACCTGGCACCGCCCATTGACCACGTATGAACTGGCAATGCTCCAGAGTTTTCCGAGATATCTTCCAGACGGCCGCCCGTTCCAGTTGGAGGGATGCTCAGATGCCAAGGCTCGGGAATACATCGGCAATGCCGTGCCGTGCGACGCAGCTCAAGCAATGGGTAACGTGATCCTGTTGGCAGCAGCTCAGGCAGAGGCCAGGGACACATTCACGATGTCATGGGATACGGTTTGGGTCGCACCTTACGAGGATGATTCAGTACCTGCATTGGTGCACTGATGAATCAACTCATGCTCAATATGCCGCAATATGGCCCCTGGTTGATCACACATAAAGGCGATCAGTCCTGCCGCTTGCTGGCCGACCGACATTATTCCAGACAAACAATAGGAGCGCCGCAATTTACACGACCAGGACGAAACCTAGTGCTGCGCACAGCGGATGGCGCTGCTGTGTGGGTGACTTGGGACGGCATCCGCGACGACGGATTACAAGCGTGGGAATGCACGATTTTCCGTAATGAGGCTCCAGATAAGTATCTAAGCAGCGAAATGATTCGGGCGGCCGTTGTCGCAACATGTACCGAATGGGAAGGTCTGCCACCGGATGGAATTATCACTTATGTCGATTCTTCCAAGGTTCGCAGTTCCAACCCCGGATACTGCTTTAAGGCGGCGGGCTGGCGAAATATCGGCCGGAGCCGCCGGCGTGGCCTCATTTTACTGCAATGGAAAGGAGGGTCCTAAAATTGGAGTACATCGACTTCCTTAGAACGAAAATTGAAATTGCTAGGGAGACGGGCTTCATAATCTCCCCGGATGAAATACACCCGATTTTAAAGGGGCATCAACGAGATTCGGTAGTCTGGTCAATACGCGGAGGCCGTCGAGCTTTGTTCGAAGCCTTCGGCCTGGGGAAGACAATTCAAGAGCTGGAGTTCAGTCGGCTAGTTGTTAAACACAAAGGCGGCAAAGCTTTGATCGTTTTACCGCTCGGTGTGAAGTTGGAATTTGAGAATGACGCCGTGAACCTGCTGGGAATGGAAAAGCCGGAGTACGTTCGGAACATGACGGAGGTTGAGGCCGCAACTGGCTCTATCCTGCTGACGAATTATGAACGGGTCCGGGACGGTGACATTGATCCGACTTACTTCACGGCTTGCGTGCTGGACGAGGCGAGCGTGCTGCGAGGATACGGGAGCAAGACATACCAGACGTTCCTCGACAAGTTCAAGGGCGTGCCGTTCAAGCTGGTTTGCACAGCGACGCCGAGCCCGAACAAATACAAGGAGCTTATTCATTACGCCGGCTTCCTCGAGGTAATGGATACCGGGCAGGCGCTTACGCGGTTCTTCCAGCGGGATTCGACTAAGGCCAATAACCTGACCATTTATCCTCACAAGGAGGATGAGTTCTGGCTATGGGTATCGACTTGGGCGCTGTTTATCACCAAGCCGAGCGACTTGGGCTATGATGACACGGGCTATGATCTACCGCCGCTGGATATCCAGTATCATGAGCTCCCGGTTGATCACAGCTCGGCCGGAGCCGAGCGGGACGGACAATTATTGCTGCTGCGTGATGCGGCAATCGGGCTTAAAGACGCTGCGCGGGAGAAGCGGGAAAGTATTCCGCAGCGGGTTGCCCGGGTTGTGGAGATCGTCAAAGCGAGCGCTCCGGAGCAAGTTGTAATCTGGTGCCACCTGAACGACGAACAGGACGCTATCGAGCGGGCGCTGGCGGCAGAGGGAATCACCGTAGCCTCGGTGTATGGCAGCCTGACACATGAGGAAAAGGAGCAACGTGTGCTGGACTGGAAGGATCGGAAATATACCGTGCTCCTGTCAAAACCGGAAATATTGGGCTCCGGGGCCAACCTGCAGCAAAGTCATATCGCCATCTTTGCGGGCATCGACTACAGCTTTAACGATACGATTCAGGCGGTTCACCGGATTCACAGGTTCCAGCAGCAACAACGATGTGAAATTCATTTTATCTATATGGAATCTGAATCCGAGATCATGAAGACGTTGCTGGAGAAATGGCGGCAGCATGATTATCTGGTCAGCAAGATGGTCGAGATTATCAAAAAATATGGATTATCGGGCACATCGGTCATCGACAAGTTAGCCCGCACGATAGGGGTTGAGCGAGTGAAATTACAAGGCGAGCGGTGGACGGCCGTGAACAATGATTGTGTACTGGAAACATCGGAAATGGAGGAAAACAGCATTGATCTGATTCATACATCCATTCCGTTTTCGAACCATTACGAATATACGCCGAGTTACAACGACTTCGGTCATAACGAGGATACCGAGCGATTCTTTGAACAGATGGATTACCTCACGCCGCAGCTGCTCCGAATTCTGAAGCCTGGCCGCGTGGCAGCCATTCACGTAAAGGATCGGGTACTCTTCGGGAATGCAACGGGTACCGGAATGCCAACGATGGAGCCATTTCATGCGATGTGCATTGATCACTACCGGCGGCACGGGTTCCAATACTTCGGGATGATCACGGTTGTAACGGATGTCGTCCGGGAAAACAACCAGACTTACCGCCTGGGCTGGTCGGAGCAGTGCAAGGATGGGACGAAGATGGGTGTCGGCTGCCCGGAGTACATTCTTCTCTTCCGTAAGCTCCCGAGCGATACCAGCCGGGCCTACGCCGACGAACCAGTCATCAAGACAAAAGAAGAGTACACCCGGGCGCAATGGCAGATCGATGCCCACGGTTACTGGCGCTCTAGCGGAGACCGGCTGCTGACGAAAGAGGAGCTTGCCGCGACCCCGGTCAACAAGCTGCAGGATGCGTACCGCAAATACTCGAGGGGCAATGTGTACAGCTATGAGGAGCATGTCGCCTTGGCGAAAAAGCTGGACCAGGACGGGAAATTGCCGGCTACGTTCATGGTGGTAGCCCCGGGATCCTGGACAGATGAAGTATGGGACGACATAAATCGGATGCGGACGCTAAACACCACACAAAGCCAGCGCCGCCAGCAGATGCACGTTTGCCCGCTACAACTCGATATTGTGGAGCGGATCATCCACCGGTATAGCAATCTTGGCGATCTCGTGCTCGATCCTTTCGGCGGCCTGATGACGGTCCCGATGCAGGCGGTAAAGATGAGGCGCCGTGGTTACGGCATCGAACTAAACACGGACTATTTCCGGGACGGAGTCGGCTACCTGCAGGCTGCCGAGATGGAAGTGGATATGCCTACGCTCTTTGATTTCGAGGAACTGGCATGATGCAGCAACTCACACACGAAGCATGCATGTCACTGCTGGCCAGCATAAGGAGCTCGCCGCCTGGCGATTGGACGCATGATATCCATACGATCGGACCAGGCCCGGCTAGATTTGTTGAGCGGGTGAGAATCCCAAGTGGTACCGAGGTGGTTTACTTCCGGACCGAGAGCGGCGCCGGAGCGTGGCCGGCAGCAAATTGGGATCGCTTCGCGATACCGCGGGCGCCGCAGCGGGTGGAGCAATTGACGCTGTTTTAGCGCAGTAGACACAAACTGTGACGAGAGGAGAGTAGATCATGTCCCAATGCAAGAGTTGTTATTACAACCGGGAGATGGTGGCAAATGGAGTAAAGATCACGGCCTGTTACTACAGGCTGGAAACAGGGATGCCTTTGTACGGACGAGCGGACGATCCAGAATATTGCAGCGGATACGAACCATCGGAAAATGCAGGAGAACCATCGGATAATGCAGGAGGGGGAAAGAGTGAAAAACTATTTTAAATATAGGTTTGTATATGACGTTGAAGCTTTGATAATGCTGGTTCTACTTGGGCTTCCGCTGTGGACTTTGTTATTCGGAATCTGGATTGGAATTAGATTTTTCTAATGCACAGTTCGAAAAATTTAGCGAAATAGAAGGGATTGAGATAAATGGCACTTACCATTGAACAAATGTACGAAATGCAAAAGCAGCTCGATGCCAAAATCATCAAGGAGAAGGGGCTGGAAGGACAGGATTTGCTGCCGAATACAGTGCTTGCGTTACAGGTTGAGATTGCGGAACTGGCGAACGAATGGCGAGGGTTTAAGCATTGGAGCAACGACAGGGAACCGCGCCGGGAAAAGATGCTCGAAGAATACGTAGATTGCCTGCACTTCTTCCTAAGCATCGCCGTTCAAAAAGGGTGGCTTGAACACCTCTATCTCTATGAGGAAGCGATCGAAGAAGCGCGAGATAACGGATTAGACGGCGGTATCGGCGGCGCTATTCTTGAGGTTATTTATTGGCTATCGAAATTGTATATGGAGAAAGAGGAACTACCGAACATCAAAGAAAAACTAGGTTATTCAACCGAAGTATTTTATTTCAGAAACGCTTGGTTTGTATTTATGGCGGTTGGAATGATTGGATTTGAGTTCACATGGGAACAGATCGCAGCTGCCTATGTTGCCAAGAACGCCGTGAATCACGAGCGGCAGGCGAACGGCTATTGAGGGGGATAACTCTATGAGTGACAAAACAGGAATTGAATGGGCTGATGCTACATGGAACCCGGTTACGGGCTGCACTAAGGTCAGCGAAGGCTGCCGGAACTGCTACGCCAAGACGTTCACCGAGCGATTTGAGGGAACGCCGGGCCACTATTTTGAAACTGGCTTTAAGGTAACAGTGCGGCCGGAAAAATTAGACCAGCCGCTACGATGGAAGCGGCCCCGCAGGATATTCGTGAACAGCATGAGTGACCTTTTCCATCCGGACGTCCCGGACGGTTACATCGATCAGGTTTTCGCTGTCATGGCATTATGCCCGCAGCACACTTTCCAGGTACTGACCAAACGGCCAGAGCGGATGCTGGAGTACATAACCAGCCGCCGCGAAAACATATGCGAGTCGTTGGCATTCGAAGCTCCGGACGGTCAGAGGGTTATCGACTTGCTTGGGGGCGAGTGGATTCCTCCACAAATAGGAGAATTCGGGCGCGTTGAAATCAAAGGCTATTTTGACAATGTTGAGATCCCTTGGCCTCTGCCGAACGTCTGGCTCGGCGTCAGCGTAGAGAACCAGAAGGCGGCTGACGAACGAACTCCGCTGCTGTTGCAGACGCCGGCAGCGGTACGATTCCTTTCCTGCGAGCCTCTACTGGGACCTGTTATTATTCCAGAGGTCTTTATGAACAGGATTGACTGGGGTGAAGGTCCTCGTGATTGGCCGGACGGAGCCGGAATCATTGACTGGATTATAGCCGGCGGAGAAAGCGGCCGCGGCGCTCGCCCGATGCATCCGAACTGGGCCAGAAGCCTGCGAGATCAATGCCAGGCTGCAGGAATCTCCTTCTTCTTCAAACAGTGGGGAGAGTTCGGTCCGGTCAATCCAACCGGATTATATGACCCTGAATATTGGGTGACTGAAAGCGGCATGGCAGGGCATTTTCATACGAGTTTACCAACTGATTACGAGGGTCAAATCGCATATATGGATCGAGATGGCAAGAAGCGCACTGGCCGAATGCTGGATGGCCGCACTTGGGATGAGTTTCCCCAGGAGGGCCAGCCATGAGCGAACCGACTAGAGACGATCTGCGAATGATTTCTCTTAACTCATATGACGATTTCGCCAGAACTGCCGCTAAGAAAATACTAGAACTGCTAGAAGAGAAGGAGTCTCTTCAAAAGCAGCTGCGTCAGGCTAACGAATGCGCCGCGCATTGGGCGTGCCTGCACCATGCCGAGGAAGCGAGGTTCCAGCGGCAGAATAGGGAGATCGGGCGGCTACATGCGGCGTTGGCATGGGTAAAGAGACGGTTTGAAGAAGAATGGACATATGAGTTAGGTGTGGGCGAAGTCGTTGACGAGATCATTCAGCGCTTTGAGCAAGGGGAAGGTGATCCCGATGAAGCTGGACAAGGGTCTTGAGCGTAAAGTCTGGACGCCGGAGCAGATTGCTCAGCATTGCAAGAAGATCGGTGCAGACAAGCCGCCTGAACCTCAGAATGAGTTCCCATTTAAGATTACAGCTCCGAAACAGGGGCGCTGGGGGAAATATCTTAAATAGTGAGCATATTGTCTAGTTTTAATGAAATTATTCCGTAAATCATTCCAAATATTATTCCGAGAGGGGAAATTAAAAATGTCCATCACAATCAAAGCAGGATTTAATAAGCAAACGAAAGATTCGAAAAAAGAAGCAGTTCAGTTTTACGTGAAGGGTGAGGACGAACATAAGCCAGAGCTAAACGAAATGACCCGTTCCGTGGTCGTCCTCAGTATTGAGGGCGTAGAGCAGACATTGACGGCCGAATTTAAGAAATCGTCCAAAGACGCTAAAAAGACGGTGTTGGACTTCGAAGTGAAGGGCGATGCTTCAGCGGAAAGATCATTCGAGTTTTACAAAAAGGCCGGCTCAGATGTGGTTCTGACGATTACTGAGTCAGATGAATCGCTCGAAGATTTTGCAGAGCACCAGAAGAAATATCGCGAAGGTCTCAAGGGCAAGATCAACCCAGACGGAACGGTTGATGTCGAGGATAAAAACCAAATGACGCTCGATGATGCTCTGGCAGCGGAAAGCGATCCGATGGCTGGGATTAATCCGCTTCACGATGACGAAGATGATCTGCCGATTTAATGCAGCGCCCCGGCTTCGGCCGGGGAAACCCTTCCTTTTGGGGCGAGGTGATTATGGATGCAGGAAGAGTTCGATTTAAAAATCCCAAGATTGGATGATCTGGACGGAGCCAAAACTCAAAAGTCGATTGAGGCCGTATTTGAGAAGTATCGTTTCTATAAATCCATCACTTTTGAAGAACGGGAAGCAACGACGACAGCGAGTTACGAGGATCGGCCAAGTGGACCAACAAATGTGATCAGTGATCAAACGGCCAATGTAGCGATCTTTAACGTTGATGAGCCGGAGAGGCGGAGGGTGTTCATGCATAAGATCGAGCGGGCTGTGTCCAAACTCCCGGGGCAAGAAAGGTTACTAATCTCTAAAAGGTATATGGAGGACGACTATAAGCGGGATTACCAAATTTATGATACTGAAATGCCCATGTCTAAAACGAAATACACGAACCTGAGATTAAGGGCATTTTATCGGCTAGCATTTACGCTTTCGGATTTCCGCATCATCAATATTCAGAGCTTAGTAAAGAACATAGAGGACAAGCAACTGTGAATAAAATGTTTCAAGGGAGGGAGGTCGAATGAAATTCACTTATACCGAAATAGATGGAGACCAACCTGCATATGAATGGTTAGCAGCAAAGGTAAAAGAATATGCAAAATCTCAGTATGGAATGGAGCTAGATATAGTCGTTTTGCCTGATAGTAAAATTAAAAAATCAAATAAGGAAGAGGAGACCTCTGCATAAGAGGTCTCCATTTTTAGTTAATGATACATTGAAAAAAATAGTGGGTGTTGTTAAAATTAACTAAAAATCTCTAGGGGGAATATTGGCTTGGAAACAACGAATAAGATCCCATGTGGAATTTATGCCAGAGTAAGTACGGACAAGCAAGGCGATTCAGTTGAAAATCAATTAAGCCAAGGTGAGGAATTTATAAGCCGGCTAGGGGATACATATTACCTCGATGAGGATTGTATTTTTGTAGATAATGCTGTTTCAGGTTACTATACGAGCGTTTTTGATAGAGAGGCCATGAAAAACGCTATCGAAAAAGCAAAAAGCGGTCGGTGTAAGGTATTGATATTCAAAGAAGTGAGCCGTGTTGGAAGAGATAAACAGGAAAATCCCGCGATCATCGGGATGTTTGAACAATATGGGGTACGGGTTATAGCGATCAACGACAACTACGACAGTAATAATAAAGACAACATTACTTTTGATATTCTGTCTGTTCTTTCCGAGCAGGAGAGTAAAAAGATATCTGTTCGGGTTAGTAGCGCTAAAAAACAAAAAGCCCGCCGGGGGCAATGGAATACAGATGCTCCGATTGGCTATAAGTTGAATAGCGAAACAAAGAAATTAGAAGTCGACCAAGATTCGGGACACATTGTTCAGACGATATTTAATTTATACACTGAGAAAGGTATGGGTACTTTTTCAATTGCAAAAACTTTGAATGATAAGGGAGAACGTACACGTGATGGAAACCTGTTCAGCAGGACTTCGATTAACCGAATTCTAAAGAATCAAGCTTATATTGGTCATACGGTATACGGAAAAAGAAGAAACGTTCTTCAGCGTAACTATGATGACACTGGTAGGATGACCAAAAAGAAAGTTGTCCAGAAAATAGACCCGTCCGACTGGACTATTGTAAAAAATACGCATGAACCTCTGGTCAGTGAAGAAGTATTTTATAGAGCACAAGGCATTCTAAGTGAACGTACGCATCACAGGGAGCCGCGGCGCGCCTATCACCCGTTAACTGGGATTTTGTTTTGTAAAAAGTGTGGCCAAGGGATGGTTTGTCAAAAACGATCTTTTAAAGATAAGGAATATCGGTATTATATTTGCAAAACGTACCATAAATACGGTAGAGATGCATGCCCTCAAGCAAATGTTAATGCTGACGAGTTGGAGTCCGATGTGATTAAAATTGTTCGGAATCGAGTGAGAACGTTGGACAAAAATAAACTAGCTGCATTCAATAACAGGAGTAGCGATATCGCACGTCTTGAGGAAGATAAAAAGTCAAGAATGAAACTTCTCGACAGGCTATACAGAGATCAGCGGGACCTTTTTGATCAAAGGGATCTTTTTCCGGAGGCTATGTATAAGGAACAGATGATTGAACTGAAGACGAAAGCCGAGGGTATCGAGGAAGAGGTAAACATAATTACTAATCAAATTTCTGCCATCGAAGCTGTATCGAATGAAACGGCCAACATTTATAAAATAATCACTGAATTCCTGGAACTCGACATATCAGATATCGGAAGATTGAGAACTATCCTCCATGAATTAATAAAAAAAATCGACCTCGAAAACAATCATATCGATATTGAATATAGGATCAAACTGTTTAGTTAA